TATCCAAATATGTAATATATATCTTACTATTCTCTTCTACTTTCTTAAATTTAATAGCTTCGGCAGAAGTTAAATTTGAAACATTAATCGCAAATATACTAACAAACTCATTTGTAATATTCAACAACTTCTTTATTAAAGGCTTAATCTTACTTGGAGTTTTAATGCTAATATCAATTTCATTCTTAATGGAAGAATTTAATATCTTTGTCTTAATAATATTTATTAATTCAATTGATTTCTCATTTATGTTTATAGAATTCTTATTTGATGGTTCTGAAACAGGTAAGGAATTGAAAATATAAATCTCCCATAACTGCTTATACTCTTGAATGATACTAAAATTATATTTATTTATAATTTCAATAATCTGATTAAATATCACAACTTGCTGTTTTTTATCATGTAGTTGTTTTGCAAAATCTTTAACTGAATTATAGTGCTCAAAAACTTTTAACTCTACCTCTTGTAAAATATCATTCTCATCAATCATTTTCATCTCTGGGCGTAAATCAGCCTTCAACACTTGGGACCCCGCAAGGTCCATCAACATATTTAGCACATCAGGAACACTCATTCTTTGTAGTTATAATGGTTAGAGGTATATGAGAATGATGTATAGATTTCAATTTTATTTGGGTTTATTTGGGTTTATTTGGGTTTATTTGGGTTTATTTGGGTTTATTTGGGTTTATTTGGATCTAAATCATAAAATAATGAATGGGATCTTTCAAAAAAGATCGTGTATCATTAACTCCATCATAAAACTCAAAGTTGTGTATTAATTTATATTCCTTGCATTTAGAACGTAATTCAATAATTTCTGGTAAGTCCTTAAATTCTTTAAGACCCAATATTTTTCTTGTTTTAGAATCCCATACCGGAATAACAATATGAAAGACTGCTTTATCTAACCACTCATCTAATATTTTTCTTATTGACCATTTAATCCATTTAGAAATATAAGGTGGATTTACTAAAACAATAGCATTTTGTTTTGGGGTAAAGAACAAAACATTTCCGGTGCTATTAGGTTCTAAATCTGGAAATAATGAACCATATGTATTATTTAAATCAACATTATAAAATGCTCCAAATAATTCATGATTAATTTTCCATTCTAATTTTTGTTTTTTTGAAACTGATAAAGAAATATTATTTAATATACCCCATATTTTATAACGATAAATTAATATATCTACGTGTTTAATTGTATCTTTAAAACGATTGTATAATTTATCATATTTTTCTATTATCTGTTTAACATCATTTTTATATTCATCTATATCATATATAATGTTTGTTAATTTAACAGTTTTTGGAACTAGAGAATCTTTATTTTCAGGTTCAACTGGTTCAAATAATTTATTAGATCCATTTTCTTTAATATAATTTTCAACAGATTTTATAAAATTTGCCTCTTTTTGAATATCAAAATTATCTATACGTTTCATTAATACGTTGATATTCTTCTGCCAGATATAAAAATATCTTACTTTGTCATCATCATCATACTTATATCCAATCTTTCTAATATACTTACAAATATTAAGATTATCAATAGTCTTAAAGAAAATATCCAAGAATTTATATTCCGGACGATCTTCTATATACCAACATAAATATCCAGATGGTTTTAAAAATTTCATAATCTTCTTAAATGATGGTATTAAAAATTTATATAACCAATCATCAGAAGTCTTATAATTACTTGTTGATTGTGTGCTATCTTCTGAATATATTTCTACCGTAAAAAATGGAGGTGATGATACACAGATATCAAAATAATTATTATATTGGTTCTCACCTGGATATTCATTTTCAAATGGTTTATATATTACTTGATATGATTTGTAAATTGATTTAGAGATTGATTTAGACGAATTAGATGAAGAATATTGGCCAAATAAATCACCTCTAAAATAATTTATTATTTCTGTATGTCCTTTAGTTAAACATTCATTTGGATCATATCCAACATACTCTTCTACTCCTAATAATAATGCCGCTATCATACGATCTCCCCATCCAGATGAACTATCAATATATTTAATATCTGTTCTATTTCCCATCATCTCTTTTAATATATGAATTAATCTTCTAAAATGTAATAGTGAACAATTTGGATGTTTCTTCATATCATATAGTAATTGCTTCTTTTGATCTTGGTTAAATTTTTTATTTTTCTCTAATGCTTTTAAATATATATCATATGGAGAAAAAGATGATTTTTCTACTAAACATTTCATACGACAAGGATATATAAAGTAATCTGTTATACTACTTAATTTTTGAATATTACGATCATATCTTTCTTCATATATAATTGTTTCTGTGTCCGAAAGGGAAAGTTTTTTAAATTTCATTATATCTTCTAATTTATACTCTTTTAACAAATCCTTTGGCTTAGGATTTAAATCACGATAAATTGATAGTAAATAATTATCTATTTTTCTTTCAACTTGTTCTAGATATTCTTGCTGAAGATTTGATGGTTTAGTATCAAATTTAAATGTATCTCCTCCATATAATATTTTTTTAATATACTCGTTAAGAAATAAATCCATCTCTGTATAAATTATAATATAAAAAATTGAAATATTAATAAATAATTTAAACAATTAGAAATCCTAATCTGCCAGTTGTCGCTCAGAATGAACATCGCGCGAAACACTGCTGAATGGGTCCTTACAGACTCTCCTCCGCGCGCCCCTACTGGACTGGGTGGCTCTCGTATTATTACTCAGCAAGTTTATCAGGCTCCACCTTCACAAGTTTATCGTGTTCCGCATCCTCTTGTTTTTGCGGATTTACCTCAGGAGTCTACAATGAATATTAGTGCCCAGGAATGGGTTCCTCCACCTCCCCCAACTGTTCGTAGAACACATTTAGATGTTTCAATGGATGAGGCTATGCGTAATTTGAGACACGCTTTTGCTTGTGCTGAACATGCTAAGAAGATTGCTCATGACGCAGCAATTGTTGCTCAAGACGCAACAAATGCTGCTCAAATAGCTAAAGAAGCTGCTTTATCTGCTTCTGAAAGTGTTGAGAGAGCAGCAAACATTGTAAGAGAACTATATCAAGTTGCCTTGCCAGTTCCCTCTGCTGCTGCGGCTGCTTCTGCTGCGGCTGCTTCTGTTGCTGCTTCTGGCGCTGCTTCTGCTGCTGCGGCTGCTTCTGCTGCGGCTGCTTCTGGCGCTGCTTCTGCGCCTGCTCCTGTTTTGATTCGTGCTGTGCCAGTTAATGCTTTACCAACATTACCAATTGTAGCAGGTGGTAAAGTGCGCCATGGAGCTAAATTTTGCTTTAGAAAACAAAAAGGCCGCGAATGCAAACTAGTCGGTGGTAAGTGCAAATGGTGCAAGTGAATATTAGATTAATTTATAAATTAAATAGAAATTTATAATTTAACTGATGAAAGGGTGGAGGAGGTGATGTGGAGGAGGAGGAGGGAGGAGGAGATATTAACTCCAATCAATTGATACAAACTTCTTCTCTGAATCTAACTCATAAATACATCCTGGAAAACGAACTTTTAATTCATCCTTGATAACCTTCAATACATAATTATTTTCAAATTCACTAAAATAGTATACATACTTTTGCTCATTTGATTTATTATCAATCGTAGCAAATAATATATCTATTATATCATCACATATCTTTTTAAGTATACCTGAAATATAAATACTGGAACTTTCTCTTCTTCTTTCCTCTAATATCATTTTTGTTAATTCAGTAGTATCTTCTTTTAATTGTAATTGTTCTCTTGTAATAGGGTAATAAGCTTGAGTATTCATTTATAATATAATTATAAATGAATCTTTAAATCAATAGAATTAATATATTAATTCATTTGATTTGAGGTAATCAAGTTGAACACAATTCGCGACTTTAGACATCGGTTCATGACTGAGGTGCCTTGCAGGTCTTCTTGTGAGTTGACCATGCGATCTTCTGGCATACTCGGGAGCAATAACCCACACACTGGCACTTCCCACACTTGGCCGTTGCGGGTGCTCCACAGACACACTCGCCTGGTGCGACATCATTTAAGAGCTCTGACGAAGCAACAAAAATGTCCTCTTCTGCGGCGCTTACATAGACCTTCTTTTGATCCCAAAGAGCCGAGCGAACAGACGTCCAATGCTGCCAAAGGAAGTCCTTTCCCTGCTCAAAGGTTGGGCGGACCTCGCGGATCTTGCGCATGTAGGTCTCAAACGAAAACATCTCGTCAAGGGTCATCAAAACAGCAAAGGGAGTCTTGTCATCAATTATGACAATCTTCTGGTTCGGCTTTGCTCTTGCCTGCGCATCCTCAAGAGAGGCACGGCAAGCTTGTTCACATGCTCTCTTCTCAGCTTCTGTCATATTTGCCTCACGCGGAGAAGAAGAGATTGCGGCGTGCTGCAGCCGCGAGAGCTCAGCATACAGCCACTGGTGAAGCTTTTTGAGCTTGAGTAAGCGGCTGCCAGGGGAGGCAACCATGATGGCTGTCTCCTTTGTCACGTCTCCGTTGGCGGGCACAAGGCTCTGAGCAAGTCGCTCCCAGATCTTGGCCTCAACACGCTCGGACTCCTCGCGGTCAGACAGAAGGAGCTGTGGGCCTGGCATTGTGCTGCGGGAAGAGGCGATGGCATAATCTTCTCTAAGAGAATTTTATACTGAAATTATTTTCAATTTTTATATAAATTAAATAACATTACTTTTAGATATATTTACAATTGACTTTTCTTTTTTAATAGTATCCGAAGCAAATGATTTTATTGATTCTAAAAATTCAAATGTTTTCTTTGTATATTCTTTTGCCTGTTCTTCTGTTATACCCTTAGATTGCTCACATTTTTGTCTCATATAACATTTTAACATTGGCAATTTAACATCTAATCCTTCATCTTTCCATAATTTATTTAAGTAATTATTTGTCTTTTCATAGATATCATCTACTATTGTTGTGCTAACATTATTAAAAAATATTTCTGCTGTCATTAATACGTTAATACTTTTCTCTTTCATAAAACCACTAAACAAATACACTATATTTCCCTTTCTAAAGTCTCTCGGTAAATTATCATTCCAGGTAGGTTTCATTGATTTAGAACTTTTACATTCTAATCCCAACCATTCAGTTACTTTCTTATCTCTTATATTAACCAAATAATTATCAGGAGCTGGATTAAAACTACCTCTGCCATTTGAATATGGTTGTGGTATCTGATAGTATCCATCTGGGATAGGGACTATTAAATCTTTTGTAGGTTGATGTGTTGTTCGATCCATTATAAATGTTGTTATAGTTAAAGTGGTTTTATCCTTCTTTATTTTTTTATGTTCCACATACTTCTTACTAATTATTGGAAAGCCTAATTTAATAAGCGCATTACTAACACCTGTTTCATGATCACCGTCATTTGTTGATCCTTCATCTGAACTCTTTAAATTTAAATTATAAAGACTCTTTAAAGCACTTATAACTTTTTCTTTAAACGTATCATTTAGATCAGATTTAGATAACTTTGTTGTTAGGTTATCAATTGATTCATTTATTGTAGTCATTGTTTAATACCTTGACAAGAATTGAGTAATAATATTTATTAATCAATTTTTTATTTTGGAAAAAATTGATTAAGTTTTAATTTATATAAATGGATAGATATATTAATAATAAATGGCTTTAAATGCAAAAACAATAGAATTTTATAAAAATGCTAAGCTTGAAAGTAGAAAGAAATTCGGGCAATATATGACTCCCTTTAGTTGTGTGGAAAAAGTGATTTCTGGTATAAATTTTAAGAAAGAAGATAAAGTATTAGAACCATCTTATGGTAGCGGACAATTCATGGATAAATTAATTCAAAATAAATTAATTTCTATTAATAATATCTATGGAGTTGAATTAGATTCAGAACTATTTAAATTATCTAAAGATGTCTATAAAGGGACAAAATTATTTAATTCTAATTATTTAACTCAAAAATTTGATACAAAATTTAATGTTATTATTGGAAACCCTCCTTATTTTGAAATAGATGATGAATTTCCATCTGATTTAAAAAAAAAGTTTTCAGACGTTGTATGTGGTAGACCAAATATTTATTCATTCTTTATTAAAAAAGGAATTGATGAATTAGCGGATGGAGGACTATTAGCATTTGTAATACCAACAAGCTTATTATCATCTAAATATTTTGAAAAAGTGAGAGAATATATAATTAAATATTGTGATATTGAATTAATAATAAAATTAACTTCTGATCTATTTGAAGATGCTTTACAAAAAACAATGATTTTTCAAATTAGAAAAAGAAAAGCTGGAATAGTAGGGAATAATAAATTTATTGTTAGTATTGGTGGGGGAAAAATCTTTAGTCCGGATTGGATAGAACTAAATAAATACCTTGTTGGAAAGATATTTATTTCTGGATTAGGATGTAGTGTTAAAACCGGAAATATTGTTTGGAATCAATTTATGGACAAACATAAAGATCAATTTATAAATGATTCAAAAAGCGATGGGAAGGATAATATACCTCTAATCTATCCACGTAATTTAAAAAATGGAAAAATAACATTTATTAAAGACGATAAAAAACCTCAATACATTAAATATAATGTTGATATTAAACCAATAATAGCGCCAGTTATAGCAATTAATAGAATCGTTGGTTTAGATAGTGTTTCATTACATCCTGTTCTTATTGAATCTGGAAAATACTTTTTTGAAAATCATATTAATGTTATTACTGGTAATATGAATAACCTAAAAATGATTGAAAAATCTCTTTCTAATCCAAAAACAATTGAGTTCATAAAAAAAATTATTGGTAATACTCAATTGTCAAAAACTGAATTAGAAACAATGATTCCAATTGAGGAGGAGGCGGTGGAGGAGGAGGAGGAAGAATTAGATGAAGACGAATTTAATGAATATATGGATCGCGATTAAAATTAATTTATAATATAATATATGTATTACGATAAATATATTAAATACAAAAATAAATATTTACAATTAAAACAATTATTAGATGGTAGTTCTGATCATAATGATCCATCAATAAAACAAAAATTTACAGATAAAGAATTACTTGAATCCAGAAAAGATGATATAATTTGTCTTATAAATAAACAAACTTGTTCTTCTATGGATTATATATCGTTCTTGAATGAATGGCTTAATTTTAAGGAATTAGCTGATGAACAAGTATCTAATAAACAAGTATCTAATAAACAATCGGGTCTTTTAATTCGTAATTTAGAATATAAAGCAATGAATGCTAAGGTTGTGCGTTTATGGTTAGAAATGGTTAATAGATGTATAGATAAAAAGGCAAAATTAGAAAATTTAAAAAGTCATACTGATCTTATTAATTTATTTGTTAATAAACATATTTCAGCTATTAAAGATAAAGGTTATAAATTAAATGATGGTTCTTTAAAGATTCTAAATCATGCTTTTACACGGTGGTTTTTTTGTAATCAATCTCCTGCTCCATTTTCTATCACGAGTATACTAAGAGAAGAAAAAAAAAGAGGATGTTCTCTAATAAAAGAAGCTGATAAAAAAGATGCTACTCAATTTATTACTGTTTCTCAACATTGTCTTGCTATGGCAAGCCATTGGTTTAGATATCCTCCTTCTTTTCTATCTTCTTCAGAAATTGATGAATTAATTGTTCTTAGTTTATTTCATGATATATTCTATTTTGACGATTTTATTAATCATGATAAACGTATTTTACAATTATTTCAATCTTATGTTCATTCAGATAAAATTAAAAAAGTTGTAGGAGAACATCTTGATTTACTTCCAGATAATAACATAAATCTTGTTTCTAAAACACCCTTAGAAGTATTACAATATGAATGGACTCAAATGGATTGGTATTTAACTTTAACAACTCCTTTATTAAAAACAGATGAAAATAAAGATAGTATCTTTTTACCTATTAAATCTTTCTACGATCATATTGGAAGATTTATGACTCGGTAAAAAATTAATATTTAATATATTTTAAAGCAATATAGCCTATCAATCTTGATATTACTATATAAGCTATTAATATTACAGCACAATAAATTGTTGTATAATTATCATATCCATAAAATGAATTAAATGCTTCACCTGTATATGGTGGAGTATTAATTGGTGGAATAATACATTTATTAGTTGAGTCTAATTCTGATTGCTTACATGTTATTAATAATCCATCATTCTCATTTAATGACACCCCAACAAAAGCATATTTTATATATGATAATGAATCAGCAAACTTCCAATTAGGATATTGAAATAATAACTTTGGTGATATAAACCACCCACCATATAATCTTGATATCTCATATACTGCTGCTAATACAATTGTTGATAATTCTATACTTACACATATACACGAAATCATATTTGACATTGATGTTGCTGACATACTTGCCAAGATCATAAATCCCATAAAGATAAAAAACTTTGATACTTCAGATTGAAATCCAATATTATAATACACTATACATGTATATAAGATTGGGGAAAAGATTTGAAATATCATATCACCAATTGTTTTAGCTACAAAATATGCTGATACTTTATATGCTCCTGCTGCTCTTTCTCTCAACATTATATTTCTTTCTAAAGGAAATGAATGTGTCCCTTGTAATGACGATACAATACCTTGATTAATCACAGAGAAAAATAATGCGGCTTGTCTTAACGCTACGGATTTTTTATTGTTTCCAATTGAATTCCATACTGACATACACACAAAAAATGATACAATAATTGTAGATAAAGTGTTTATTACTATCAATTTCCAATTATAAATATGATATTTAATATTTCGTCTCAATAATATACTAAATTGTTTAATCCATGTTTGTTTACTTTTAGGAGTAAATATACTTGTATCATTATACATAGACATATTAATTAATATATTTGGAAGTATATTTATATTATCATTTGTAGATATTTCATCTATTAATATATCTCCATCATTTATGCTTAATGGTAACGGATTTAGTAATATTAATTCACGTGCTTTTGAGGGAGAGCCATTATATATAATGAGGCCATTTTTCATTAAGATTAAATTATCAAATAAATTAAATATCTTGTTTTGTGGCTGATGTATTGTGCATATTACCATACATCCGTCATTCGTAATACGTTTTAGTTTTTCTATTAATAATAATGCTATCTTAGAATCTAATCCTGATGTTGGTTCATCTAAAAATAAAATCTTAGGATCTGTTAATAGTTCAATTGCCACACAAAGTCTCTTCTTTTCTCCACCACTAATTCCTTTTGTTCTACTATCACCTACTATGATGTTTCTGCACTCATTTAATCCCATTTTATTAATGACTTCTTCTATCTTTGTAATTTTATCAGCTTTTGTGGTGTTTCGCATCATTCGTAATTCAGACGCATATTGGAGTGTTTCGTATACAGTGAGGTATGAATGTAATACATCCTCCTGTGCGACATATCCACTAAAATTTTTAAGATCATTATTGGAGTATTGACGATTATTAATGTTGAGTGATCCTTCAATTTTCATATGAGTAAGGGATATACGTTTTGCTAATGCCGAAAGAAACGTAGTCTTACCTGAACCAGATTGACCCATTATAGCACAAAATCCAGATTTTATATATCCATTCAAATTATTTACTAACTTTGTATTTGTCTTCTTTGAAGTTATAGATAAATTTGACCACGATAATAATAAATTATTATCTATATTAATATTTATTTTAATCATTATAATTAATAATAATAATAATAATAATGATCTATATTGTTTAAATTATAATATGAATTATTCTTCTTAAATTCTCCTTAGGAGGATAATGATTAACACTTCGACACAATATACGCATGATCTCATTATTCTCAAATGTCCTTATATGAACATAATACCCATCAAATTTTATAACAACACCATGATCATGCGGTCTTTGAGCGGCTGAACTAATGTCATAACCAACTGGATTATATATTACTTTATCACCAGGTTGAAATATATTTTTACTTATTTCAATAGGCATTTATTAATAATAAATTATTTATATATAAAAGTTATATACTTAATACAATAATGTATATATTTCACTTTTTTTGTGGTTGCTATAAAAAAAACAATATTGAAACACCAAGTGTTGTAAATAAAAATGCTATTATTCTATCAGAATCAGACATAAATAAAATGGCAGTAGCAATGATTAATCCAAATGAAGGTTATGGATTTTGTATAACCGATTCGGTTAACATCATTAAGGAATGTAACGTTAACGTAAAAAATATAAAAGAAATTATCTAATCATCATCTTCATAACTATGGTTATATATAGGTATGCCATCGTCTACGTCAGAATGACGAAATCCACGAATATCGTCATCGTCACATCCTATTGCTATATTTCTCTTAGTCTCATCATCATCGTCGTATTTAAAATGATGATTCATATACAAATCATTATCAATTAATAATATTTTATTACTTGGAATGGTTGAAATTGTTTTTGTTGCTATTGCTTCAGCACAATATACATCAATGTATTGTGTCCGAATAAAGATATCAGCAACTGAAACAAGTTTAGTGTCCTTACACAAAACAATCGCAAAGCAAATTGTAAGAAAGAAGAAAGTCTTTTGAAGAGACGCTGTTAAACGGAACATTTTGATTGTGAATATTATTATAATAATAATTTATTAGTTTTAGATTATTCAATTTTTTTACAAATTAATACAAAGTATTTTTTCTAAAATAATATATGCCAAGAAACTCTACTCCTGCTAAGTCTCCTTCGACTCAAAGAACAATTCCAAAAATAAATCTTCCATCTCCTCCACCTATCAGTTATCAACCACAATATCAAACCCAGCCAACATTATTTCAAAGTGCTATTCAAGGATTTGGTCTTGGAATGGGATCCTCTATTGCCAGAAATATATTTGAAACAAAACAACCAGTTGTTATAAATCCACCACCAGCTAACTCGAATCCATTAACATGTTATGAATATATCAAATGCTTAAAATTAGATGATTATTCAAAAAATGATTGTTTATCTAATTTAGAAAGAACTCAATTTAATACTTGTGAAAAATTGTATAAATAATATAAATAATAACTAATATTATTTATATGACTACAAAACATCCTCCTCCATATTGTATGTCTCTAACAGCAAAACCTGTTTCGACAACAAATACTCAGCCGTTTCATATTACTATAGATTGGAATATTAAATATATTAATGATTCTTGTGATAAAGAATTAGCATTTAATACCATTATAGAAAAATTAAATTTGATAAAAAAAGATCATTTTAAAAATGATATCTGTGCTCCATGGTATAAAACATTGGAAGATATCTATAATTCAAAAACAAATAATTATGATGGTTATATTAAAGATGTTCAAATAAAGGAAGATATAAATATTAATAATTTAGATAAAATTCATAAAATTCATACTTTTTATATTTCAGCATATCTATTACACGATTCTAAAAAAATTAAGGATATGCTAGTATTACAACCATCAAATAAAGAATTAATAAAATTAATTGAAAAGGCATTTTATAAACAAGTATCATCATTTAATTACACCGTCGACGATAAAGTTTTAGCTGAAATGAATATATTTAAAATTGCCGTAGAAGAATATGATCCAAATAAAGATTACAAACATAAAACAATCAAATATGTTGATGAATTAGAGCAAAAAATGAATAAATAAATTATGATTCTTTTTCTAATTCAATCTCTTTTTGCTCTATAAAAAAACGAAATTTAACTGTTGCGTCATGAACATCCTCTATTGCTTTTTCTTTGGATACTGAATTACGATATGTCATCGTTTCATAATATACTAACCTTTCTTTATGATATTTTAATTGTTGTTCAATAATTTTTAATCTTGGTATATTTGGTTTTGGTAACTCCGGGATTTTTATTTTTAATATATCTTTATCAAGCTCATCTATCATTTTTGATAATTCAATCATATTCATTTCCGTAATTTTAGATTCGTCCATTATTATAATATAATAAAAAATTTTTATATTATAATAATATATAATAATATATAATGTCATATATTGTAAGCTCCGACGAATCTAATTATAGTTTTTCTACTCCAAAAACAATTGAAATCACATTTTGTTATGCCCAAAAATGGATGGTAAAAATGTATGAGAAATTAGGATGGATTGCTTTAGGCCAATATAATGGATATAATAAAACAGGAATGTATATAAAACAAATAGAATTATTAATAGCAAGTATTGAGAAAAAAAGATCAATCACCAAAGATGCTGATCGCATTTCGGATTTAAGCGTTATCTTAAAGAATGTTAAGAAGCTAAAAGATTTTGCTACTAAATTATTTGATGAAAATGATATTGTTTCTGAATCTAATACTGAAGATGGAATCGCCACAAAAGTAACAATGAAATGGCTTTCTAAATGGCATGCTATGCTATACTCAAAATTAGGATGGATGGCTCTTGTAAAATCTGAAGGTAAAAAATATAAGGTAAAATGTTATTTAAGATTTATTAATGATTTAATTGCTTCTGGAAAAAAGAAAATAAATGAATTAACTGATCCTGATAACATAACTGATGCTAAAATTATATATAATAACAGTTTAAAATTAAAAATATTTGCTGAAAAATTATTACTTTAAATAAAATCAGGAGCATAATGTCTATCATTTTCTTCTAATTTATTTTTTTCATTTTCAGTATTATCTGTAATTAAATTATTTAATATAGCATCATTTGCTTTTATTCCTAACATATCTGTTAATGATACTTCTTCGGTTATAGAATTATCACGTAATTTTTCTAAAGGTATTGATGAAAATTGTGATCCATCTGATTGTTTTTTTGTTTTAGTAGGTATAATAATTGGTATTTGATTATTCAATTCTTTCTCTTTTTGTTCACGAATTAATTTATTTTCCTTATATAATAGTTTTTGAATCTTTATTCGTTCTCTTTCTGCCTTTAAATTATTCATTTTTGATATGAAGAGTAAGAATATATGGTCTAAATAATTATAAATCAATTTTTATTTTGATACTTTTAATATAAATATTAAAATAAATAAAAGATATAAAATTATATCTTTTATTTAATTAAACATTACATGGCACCACCCGCAGTTGTGAGAGTGATCCTCGTGCGGCACAGCGGGCATGTTGTACCATACTGACTTGCCATCCATGTGCTTATACAGCTATTATGGAACGAATGCCCACATGATAACTTTGTAGACACCTTAATGGGTTCCTCTGAGGCAGAAGGAGGAGGAGGAGTGTCGCCACTTAGAGACTGGATACGGTCCAGGCAAATTGAACACTGAAGACTACCGTCAGCTACCGCAACAGTCTCTGGAACTGTTACAGAATTGGCATTTGGGACTGTATCAGTCCCAGAAACAGGATGAGCATTTTCTACTACTCTTAACTGAAGCCTGCGCTGAATCCTGAGCTGAATCATCATCTGACGGTATCTGGTAAACCGATGACGTGTCTTCAAGCAGATGTCTTCAATCCAGATATAAATCGGAAAGAAACAAAACACAAAGAAAATCCACCATCCAAAGAGAACACCTGTGGCAATGTAGTAGGGTTTTTGGTCATTACCCTCAATTGTGCCGTTCATGATGTAGAAAATCCATGGGAAGAAACACGGAAGTGTTGCCATAGTTCCAGCAAAAGAATGGACACAACATTTCCCACTAAAGTGTGAATTATTACAACACTCAGACCTGGTATTTACACCTGCGTTAATATCTGAATAGGCCAAAACAGTCCAAATGATACACACAATGATTGGCACAAGCATTGCTGCCATGATGAATACACTGCTGGTGTTTGCTCCTGCCTTTGTTTCCCAGCCAGTGCGATCACAAGCCTGAGAATTTGGGTGCCATTTCTGATACCAAAGTGCGCACGGACTGGAGGTTACAGATGGTGTCCAACTCGGTGTTCTGGTGACCGAGTTGGACACTGATGCTGACGCAGAAACAGAAAACGTTGGAGATGTAGTAACCAAAGAGCTAAGGGTAGGCTCTGATGAAAGCCGAGCAGTTGATGTTGAGCTTGAAGAAAAGCGCGCAGATCTCGTCTCGCTCACGCTTGGTAGAGAAGACGCTGACGGGTGCGGAGACCTGGAACCACTTGGGCTCGCAGAATCACTTGCGATAGAAGTCCATGACGGAGCAGAAGACACTGACGGAACTGGAGATGTCCCGAAAGTAGAAGTGGGGCGAACAGTTGGGGAGCGCCGAAAACGCTGAGAGTTGGCACTGGCGATTAGCGCAAGAAAAAGAAATGCGAACACCACCATATGTTGGGTGAAAAATTACTTTAAATAAGGCGGCTCATTATGATAATAATTTTCAATTTTTATTAGATGCTCCTCTTCGAAGAATAAATTTAAATTAATTTTGTAAAATATTCATTTTCTTTATTCTCTAATATAGTTTGAACTAATCCTGGAATTATTATATTTGTATCTTTTAGACCTGTCTTCGCATTTATTTCTAACAAATATGGCTTCTTATTTGAAAACATGATATCTGCTCCAAATATTTCAAAGCCATTTTTAGCATTCCATTCTGGCTTAAAATCATGCCGATTCTTAAATATTTTTATGAATATATTATTCATATCTAATATTGCTTTATTAGAATCTTCTATAGTCCAATTATCGGGGGTATTATCTGGAAATGTCATAATTTTTCCAGGTGTATAATGTGTATCATGTATGTTCTTATTCTGCCAATCTCCTTTTTTATATTTTTCTTTAGCAACTGTATAAAATTTATATTCTGAAATAAATACTTCAATCGGATTATTTTGTTCTACTTTAACTAAAATTAATATACGAAAATGAAATTTATATCCATCTTTTAAACCTGGATCTACTATGTAATCTTCTAATATCCATTCTTTATATTTTTCATTTTTTGATAACCATAATTTAATATCTTCTTTTGTTTTAACAATTGTTATTCCACTTCCAGCAAATCCATTTAATGGTTTTAAAATTTTTATAGTAGATTCATTTACATTTGGTATTAGTTGAGATTGTATTAAATATATTGAATTTATCATAAATTCAGATTTATCATATTCTTTATGTAGTAATATTTTATTAGTAATTTCTGTTTTAGAATTTCCATATAATAAACTAATCCAATTTGATCCTCTTGAATCAAAACGATTACGATAATATAATGAATCACCAGATAATAATATAAAATCCACTGGAAAAGTTGAAGATTTAATATATCCCTGTTTAATCAAATAATTTGATATATCTGATTCAAAACTATCTTCTGCCATATTTAGATAATATGTTCTTTCAGTAATTGGTCTATTTAATGTTTTAATAACAGTGCGACTTAATGAATAATAACGTGTATACTCAAAATTATTTATTATTGGATGTTTTAATTTTTTTCCTAATTTTATTTGTTTAAAATCTGGATGATTCTTATTATCTATCAAAATTGACACTAAGGCAGGAACAATATGTTTGTGTAAATGTGGCGAAAATGTGTTTAATACATAATAAATAATAGGTGGCAATCTTTCATATAATCTAATAAAAGAATTAAATATAAAATAACCATTCTTTGAATTATTATCTGGTTCTATATCTATTTTATCTGAAAATAATAATTGAATACTATTCTCTATCATATCATTCATTTCATTTGTTTCTTTTTCATCCCATCCATCAGGTAAATCGTCTGGAAAAAATAATGGAACTTCATTTTCATCAAATTCATCTTTAAATGTATCAAAAATATATGGATTAATATTAATTGCCTTCGGATCATACATTAATTTACTTTTAATATATTGTTTCCTTTTTATAGCAAATACCTTAAATGGATTTAATTTAATAATAAATATAAAATTTAAATTAAATATATATCCATTTTTTAATACCGGTTCATTTAGTATATCTCTTAACATCCATTTGTTCATTTCTGGATATAATTTTATATATTCTTGAATATCTTCCTTAGAAGAAACTATTTTTTTAACATAATTACGATTTATAAATTTATTATATATTGGAAATAACGCATATTTTTTATCAATTGTTATAATATCATTAACATCAATAATTTTATATGGATACATGAAATATTCATATTTATATTTTCTAATAAATAATTCATTGTCTAATATGTTATTAAATGTGTTTCCCTTTATTAAATTAACTAATTTAGATTGATTAGTATCAAGAATAGGTGGTTCAATCTTGTATGAAAAATATAAGAACATAAAATCAACTGGAAATACTGATGATTCTTTCCATCCTCTTTCTATTAATAATGATTTCATTTCATTAATAAAATCTGTATGCCGATCATAGACTGAATAGATAAAAAAAGTTGGTTGATATGAACCACCATTTTGGATAGATTGTTGTTGCTTTAAGTGATAAAATTTATGCCTATATTTCAAATACTTATTATAATATAATTCATTCATATTATAATAATATTTAAATTAATTTTGTAAAATATTCATTATCTTTATTTAATAAGACTGTGTCTATTATTCCAGGTATAATTGGCCCAGCTGTTTTATATCCTATTTTATCATTTATTTCTAATAAATAAGCATGTTTATTTGAAAATATAAAATCAGCTCCAAATATCTCAAACGAATTTAATGAATTTCTATCTGGTTGAAATTCTGTTTGTTTCTTAAAGATCTCTATAATAATATTGTTCATATTATTAGTTACTAATAGAGCATCTTCTTTAGTCCAACTATCTGGTAAATCTTTTGGAAATATTAAATAATCTATTGTTTGATTAAAATGTGTATCATGTATATCTTTATTTAACCAATCTGTCTTTCTATATTTTTCTTTTGCGGTAATGTAAAATTTTTGATTACTTATATACACTTCAAATGATTTATTTTGGAAGACTTTTACTAATATTAAAACCCTAAAATGAAATTTATATCCATCTTTCAAATCAGGATCTATTATATAATCTTCTAATAACCATTCTTTATATTTTTCGTTAAGATCTAACCATAATTTTATATCTTTTTTTGTTTGAACAATTCTTATTCCACTCCCAGCAAATCCATTTAAAGGTTTTAATATTTTTATAGTACTTTCATTTATATCAGGAATTGGACTAAATTGAGTTAAATATTTTGACGGAATAATAAAATTAAAATTTTCATATCTTTTATGTAATAGTATTTTATTTGTTATTTCTGTTTTTGAATTACCGGTTATAACGCTTATCCATTCAGATTTTTTTGCGTCAAAGCGATTTTTATACCATATAGCTTCTCCTGTTAAGAATATAAAATTTACTGGAAAAGTTGTTGATCTTTTGTATCCAAGTTCTATCAAATATTTTTCTAAAATTGATTCAAATTTCTTTTCTGCCATATTCAAATAATATGTTTTTTGATTATTATTTCCACCAGATTGATGAGAAGGTATAGATAATTTTAAATAAAGATATTTATTACGATATTTTAAATATTTATTATAATATAATTCATTCATATTATAATACTATTTATATTAATTATATTAATTTTGTAAAATATTTATTTTCTTTTCCTTCTAAAATTGTATCTACTATTCCAGGTATAATTATATTACAACCTTTTATTCCTGTTTTTCCATTTATTTCTAATAAATATGTTTGTTTCTTTGAAAATATAAAATCTGTTCCAAATATCTCAAAGCCATTCTTAGCATTCCAATCTGGCTTAAAATCATTTTGATTTGTAAATATCTTTGTTATAATTTTATTCATTTTTTCAATAGCCTTATCTCCATCTTGTATTGACCATCCATCTGGTAAATTTTTTGGAAATGTATCATATTTCATTGCCTTGTAATGTGTATCATGAATATTTTTATTATTCCAATCACCTTTTTGATATTTTTCTAATGCTTTTACAAAAAATTTATGTTCTGAAATATATACTTCGATTGGTTTATTTTGTTGAACTTTAACTAAAACTAATACTCTAAAGTGAAATTTATGTCCATCCTTTAAATCTGGATCTTCTATATAATCTTCCAATAACCATTCTTTGTATTTCTCATTGTCTGGCTCTTTTAGCCACAAAGTGATTTCTTCTTTGGTTTGGAGCACTTTTATTCCACTACCACTAAAACCATTTAGTGGCTTTAATATTTTTATTTTTGTTTCATCTATTTCAGGAATTGGTTTATTTTTTGATAAATAATTTCCATTTATTATAAAATCAAAATCTTTATATTTCTTATGTAATAAAATCTTATTAGTAATTTCCGTCTTTGAATTGCCATATAATAAACTTATCCAATTAGATCCTTTAGAATCAAAACGATTACGATAGTGTGATGGATGACCTGATAATAATATAAAATCTACTGGAAAAGTAAATTCCTTTTTATAATCCTTTTTAATTAAATATCCTATTAATTCCTCCTGAAAATCAGTTTCTTGCATTTTAACATAAAATGTTTTATCTATTTCTGTAGGAGGTAATGATCTACCATATGAAAATTGACGCTCAAAATTATAATTTATTTGTGGTGTGATTTTAATTTTTTCTTTTAATGATACTCTTTGAAAATCTTTATGATCTTTATTATCTATTAATATTGAAATTAATCCAGGTAATATATTCTTATGAAGAAATGGATACCAATCTTGATATATACCTTGAACAATTGGACCCAATCCTTCATATAACTCAATATAAGCATTTAAAATTTGATATCCATTTTTAGAATTATAAACTGTTTCTAAGTTTATATTATTTTGAAAAATAACAGGAATAATATTGTTAATAATTTCATCCATTTCTAATGTCTCTGTTTTTGTCCAATTATCTGGATAAGTATCTGGAAAAAATAAAATATCTTTTTCTACATTATTTTCTTCAAATGGTAGATCACGATTATATATATAATATGGAGCTGTTTCACGAACATATCCATCTTTATAAAAAGTATCTTTATTATATAAATTTTTTGCTAAACTGTATAATTTTTTTTTGTAAAAATATATTCTTAATGGCATAACTTTAATTATAAATAATAAATTTAATGACATACATCGTCCATTTTTCAAAGTTGGTTCTGTTAATTCATCCTCAATTTTCCATTGTTTATATTCAGGATTTTTTCTTATAATTTCCTCAATTTCTTTTTTTGACGATACTAATGATATAGGATTTTTTAACCAGTAATTTAAATTTGTTGAATTACTGGTAAATTTTGGATTTAATATATATGATCTATTAATTTCTTTAATATTATTAACATCTATCTCTTGATAAGGATGAATAAAAGAAAAATCTTTATATTTTTCTAAAAATAAATTATTATTAATTAATTCATCATATGATTTTCCACTAATAATATTAACTAATTGAGAATTTTTAAAATCATCAGATATATATGATAAGAATTTCTTCATACTATTATAAATAAACACAAAATTTACAGGGACTTCTGATGATTCAATATATTTTTTTCTTTTCAATAATAATTTAAAATTTTCTATAAATTCCTTATTAATCTTATATGTACTGGATATATAATATGTTTTATTTTTTCCTCCTAATTGATTAATATGATTATCAATCTGAATATACTTTTGCTTGAAGCTATCACTTTGCGCAAAAATAGATTGCGCCTTTAGCGCAATATACTTTTGCTTGAAGCTATCACTTTGCGCAAAAATATTTTCAGTTTTTAACTGAATATATTTTTGCTTATATTTCAAATATTTATTATAAAATTTTTCATCCATATAATAATAAATAAATATTTATTATTAAATTATTCTTGTAAAATACTCAAAATCATCTTTATACTTATACACTTTTATTATATCTCCAATAAATGGAGCCTGTATTATTAGACCTGTTCTACGATTTATTTCGTGAAACATAACATTTTTATTCTCTAAACTTATATCACATCCAAATATTTCAAAACCATTCGGAGAATTAAAATCAGGTTTTAATTTATGTGATCTAAGATTACTAAATATATTTATAAATAATTCATTCAAATCTTTATTAATTTTTAGTTTATCAATATCATTATATCCATCTGGTAAGTCTTTTGGCCAGTGAGGATTTCGATCTATATCGTAAATTACTTGTGTTCCATCTTCCTCCTCTTCAGTTCCAAAACCACCTCCTTTCTTACTATATTTAGATAAATGAGCACCAACTACGTTATCAATATTTGTGTGCGATAAAAGTAGATCGGTTGATTCTCGTTTCATTATACCATATGGATGTACATTACTAATATACACCTGAATATTATTGTGTATTGAAGTTACTAATATATGAACTCTTAAAAAAAATTTTCTGCCTTCTATTTTATCTTGATTTATAAAATTTTCTATAATCCAATTATTTGCTTTTATTTCGTGTGTATGTTCTCTATCAAAAATTAATGGACGATTATCATATTCTTCAATATGTTTGAGTACATCTTCTTTATTTCTAACTAACTTAGTTCCAAAACTACTATATCCTCTTTCAGCTTTAAGAACTTTAATTTCATCCTTATCAAAAATAATTTTTGATATATCTTCATTTCTAGTATCTTTTTTTATTGATTGCCAATTTGGCATATATTTTTTAATAATTTTATTATCTTTAAAATATTCTTGAAATCTTAATTTATATGTTATTATTTCTTTAAATTCACCCCACAAGACATTTATCATTTGAACATGTTTAAATTGCTGCTGATGTTCTCTTTTTCTAATTCTAAATTTATCTTCTGATTCGCCTATATCTTTTACTGGATACTTATCATGACCATCTATATAAACAATAGATGATAATTCCTTAGGAGAAGGATTATAACCAGCTAACTTTAAATTAGCAACTAATTTATCTTTAAAAGATAAATCTAAATAAAGATCTTCTTTTATATAAACATAAAAATTCTTCGCAAATTCATGAACATATGGTGGTACATATTTTGGAGTACCACCATATTTTAAATTTAAATATTTATTTTTATACTTCAAATATTTATTTTTATAATTTGAATTTAAATCTAATTGATTCATATTATAATACTATTTAAATTAATTTTGTCATAAATTCACTTTCTTTATCTTCTAATATAGTTTCAATTATACCAGGTATAATTGGATTTAAATCTTTATAATCAATTTTAGCATTTATTTCTAATAAGTAAGGAATCTTATCTGAAAACATTATATTCGCACTAAATATTTCAAATCCATTTACACTATTCCATTCAGGATATAATTCCCCTTGTGTTATTGTTATTTTTTTAATAATTTCATTTATATTTTCTATCGCTTTATTCGCATCTTTTTTAGTCCATTTATCTGGTAATTCATTTGGAAATGTAACTATTTTATCCGATTTAAAATATTGTGTATATGTATCATGTTTATTAGTATTTTCCCAATCACCATTTTCATATTTCTCTTTTGCTATCACGTAATAATAATCATTAAATGTATATATCTGTATTGATTTATCTTTTTCAACTTTAACCAATATTAGTATCTTAAAATGAAATTTATATCCATTTTTTAAATCTGGATCCATTATATAATCATGTAAGAACCATTCTCTGTATTCTTTATTTTTTGATAACCATGATTTTATATCTTCTTTTGATTGAATAATTCGAATTCCTTTTCTATTATTATCATCTAATGGTTTAATTGGCTTTAATATTTTTAAATTATTTATATCTAAATCAGGTATTACATCTTGTGTTATGTAATCTAATTTAATTATAAAATTTGATTCTTCATACCTACTATGTAATATATATTTATTAGTTATATCTATTTTAAAATTTCCATATATAAGATTAATCCAATTTGAATCTTTTGTATTAAAACGATTTTTATAATAAGTTGATTTTCCTGCTACAAATATAAAGTCAACTGGAAATTTTTTTGATTCTTTGTATTCTTTCTCAATTAATTGATTAGTAAAATCTTGATCAAAATTATCATTATTTGTTTTTACAAAAAATGTTTTATGTATTTGAACTATCGGTTGTATTCTTCCAAATGAATATGTTCGATCATATTCATAGTTTTCTTTGTATGTATGAACTTTTTTATTAAAAATTTTTGAAATACTATAACTATTATAATCACCAATTACTATTTTTATATTTTCATTAGTTGGGATTCCAACTTGTCTTTTAATACTATTATTGGATGCTTCTTCAAAATATTGATATTTATCACCAAATAAATCACTTTTAAAAATTAATTTGAATCCCAATTTTTTATAAAGTGATATCGCAACAGCATTTTCTGGATCAACATATAACACAATCGGTTTTTTCTTTTTCTTTAAAAAATTAATTGTTTCTATCATAAGTTTTTTTCCAATTCCTAAATTTCTTTTATTTTCTAATACAAAAACATCACGAATTATATATGAATTATCTTTAAATCTTATACGTAATGAACCAGATAATTCATCTTCAATTCCATCTTTATCATATGCTGATACAAAATAATCATTTTTTTCAATTACTTGACGAATATCAAGTTTTTTAAAATCAGGATGATCTTTATTATCTATTAAAATTGATACTATAGCTGGAACAATATGTCTATGTAAATGAGGTGAAAATGTATTTAATATGTACATTATAATTGGTGGCAATCTTTCATGTAATTTAATGAAAGCATTAAATATAAAATAAGAACTTTTTGAATTATTATCTGGATTAATATCTATTTTTTGAGAAAATAAAATTTTAATACTATTTTCTATCATTTTATTTATTTCATTTGTTTCCTCTTTTGTCCATCCATCAGGACAATCATCTGGAAAAAATAATGGAGTTTCATCTTTATTAAGACTACTTTTAACAGCTGTTAAAGATGGATGCCAAGTTTCTGATTCCTTATTAATTGCTTCTGAATCAAACATGACATTACTTTTAACATATTGTTTCTTTTTTATGATATAAACTTTAAGTGGATTCAATTTAACAATAAATATACAAAATAAAGAAAATATATATCCATTTTTTAATACTGGTTCATCTAATACGTCTCTTAACATCCATTTATTAAATTGTGGATATAATTTAATATATTCTTGAATATTTTCTTTTGAAAAAACAATTTTTCGAATATTAACATCTATATATTTACCATTAAACATTGGCACTAAATTAAGTCTTTTATTAATACTTATAATATTATTTACATCAATTAATTTGTAAGGATATGAAAAATATTCATATTTATAATTTTCTATAAATAATTCATTATTTGTTAAATTATCAAATGTTGAACCCTTTATTAAATTAACTAATTTCGACTGATTAGTATCAAGTATTGGTGGTTCAATCTTATATGAAAAATATAAAAACATAAAATCAACTGGAAATACTATTGATTCTTTCCATCCCTTTTTTATTAATAAAGATTTAATATCATTAAGAAAATCTTTATGTCTATCATAGACTGAATATAAAAAAAATGTTGGTTGATATGAACCTCCTTCTTGAATATACTCGTTTGGTAGTTGTTTCAAATTCAAATATTTATTCTTATATTTCAAATATTTATTATAATATAACTGATTCATATTATAATACTATTTAAATTAAATTTGTAATATTTTATTTATTTAATATCTTCATATTCAATTCTTTTTATTAATTCATCTGCTGGAAATCTAAATCTTGGCTCTAATTTATAATCATTATTCTTTCTACCAACTGCTAATAATACACATGGTTCATATTTATCATCCATATTTAATACCTTTTTAACTTCATCTGCTTTAAATCCTTCCATTGGACAAGTCGCTATCTTTAATTCTGTTGCTGCTGCTAAGGCATATCCTAAAGCAATATATGCTTGACGTTTAGCCCATTCAACTGATAAATCACAATCTGTTTCGGTTGAATCAGAATTACCACTTAATCCACAACGTTTATTTAAAAATTTAACTATTGCTCTTTTGAAAGCCAATATATTTGAAGGTTTTTTTGCATTTAAAAATTCATCAGCTCTCTTATCTAAATCTGTTCTAGCACAAAATATAAATAAAGCATAACATTCAGTAATCTGAGCTTGATTATTACACGCTGGTCTTAGTTCTTTTTTTAATCTATTACTAGTTATTCTTAATACATGAAATGGTTGCATTCCATATGATGTTGGAGCATTTACAATTGCTTTTTCAATTAATGAAGTATCAACATGTCCAGAAATAAAATGTTTTTCAGCACGACGCCATTTTAAATTAGTTAAAAATGTATTCATCTATAATAAAATAATAATATATTATATTAATATAATTAGAAATTAATTAATAATTCTTATTTTGTTCTTTAATACCAAACCACGATATTACACGATTTTTAATTTGTGTTGTATTCTGTCTTAGATAACTTGTTGGATTAACTATCTCATTTTTAATTTGATTATATACATAATTAATACTACTCAAATATATATTAATCATATTATCGTCTTGATGGATATATGATGGTTCGTTTTTTTCAAGATCTCTATTTGGATCGTTATTTGGATGGTCTTTTATTTGTTCATCTAATATAGATAATTTATTAACGTCTTCTTCTTCTATTATCTTTAACATTTATTATAATATAATTATTTATTTATATAAATTAATAATTAAACTCAATTTTTATGCGCACGAAATGTTATACTATATCGTGGATCTACAATTGATTGGTCTTTTTCAACTCCATGACAATAATATTTTTGAACGGAACCCATCATCATAAATAATGTTCCAGGTAATATTTTAAATGATCTATTCAGATAACTTTCTGATTCGTTTATTCTAATATCCATATCAGTTTCTCTCTTATAGTGAATTCGTTTAAAGTCTAAATTCCGCACTGATCCAAATGTTAGCATTGCTACGGTTGGATTACTACCAAACACCTTTTCATCATCGGTATGATATTTAATACTATCTTTTCCATCACGGTAATAGTTTATTAATGAACTATTTATTTTTAGTTCATTACATCCATCTAAACTATACGTTGTTATGATTTGATTATATATTGAATCTATTTTATTTTGAACCTTTTTCCGCAAATTTAATAACCACTCTTCATGAGTATTTGATTTCCATCGGTCATGTGTTTGATTTAACCAATATTTAGAAAAATATTGATCGTTGTCGCTATACCATTTTTGATATCTCGGAACCGAATGCGGATATCCAGTTTTCCAATTATCGGTTTCCGCAAGATAATTTTCATAAATAATTATTTCGTCTTCATCTAAGAAATTTGGAATAGACACGAAAACCGTATCCGAATTATCATCTTCTTTGTTGGATATTATATCCATTCTTATTATTAATATTTAATAATGCTTTATATTATAAATTAATCAATTTTTTCAAATCTTTTAGATAAAAGATTTGAAAAGTTAATCATACAACAGATCAATATCACGGTCACTGAAGCGAATACCTGGATTATCTCGTTTTCTCAAATAATCACGAAATTCTGCTTCGACTCTTTGAATATCACGAATGCGATCTTCTTTCGGAAATGACTTGCAGATAGGTTTGTGCAAAAACCGAAGATTCTCAATCAGTTTCTCAATAATCAGTTTAACAATTCTTTTACTTTCTAAAACATTTAAAGCGTGTCTCTCTTGAGTCTTCAATCTTTCAATATCAACCTTTAACCTCAATAGTATAAAACTTGGTTCATTCTCTAAACCTAAATCCCAAACTGAAGATCCGGGTTGAAGATTGCCGGAAAGACTTGGAAGGCATTCCATGATGTGTAGAACAGTTGGATTATTTTAGAGATAGTATGTTATATGTTATTTATTTTCAATTTTATTAGTCGGAACAATTTTATTCTATAAATTAATACTCAACTTCCATATATGAATTTTGAAATGATGTTTGATTTTGCGGCTTAAATTTTGTAGCAAATGAAGTCTCTTTTTTAAATTCATCTGTTTTACTATATTTTTCATATAATAGTTTAACTCTTGATGGTATCCAATGTTTTCCACATACTTTAAATTCATTTAGTAAATTTGTAATAGTTTTTAATTCTAATGTAAATGGTGTTGAAAAGTTTGAAATTAAAAAACTCTTTGAAGAGTCAACTACGTCATCCTCGTAAAAATGTAATTGATCCCATTCAGGTGATAATTTCTTTAATATTTCTCTTAGATCATCAATCTTTTTTACTCCATTTCTTAAACCAATAATTAATCTTATAGCATTAAAATCATTATTCTTAATTAACTTTTTATTTTCATCAGCATCAAATCCAAATGGTGCTCTTCCTAATAATAAACCAGCCATACGACGCACTTTGATATTAGCTATTGTTCTATTACGAATTGTATTCCATTCATCATTACTGTCTTTTAGTCCAGTCATAAGTGTATTAAAATTATCTTCCGATGATGGATCATATCTAATATTTTCTTTTACAAAATGTAATATAATATTTCTCCGACGACATACTTCTAAAAGTTTTTTGCCATAAATGGTATTTCTACTAAAACGTGAAATATCATTTATAACTATGTTTAAATTTTTACTGGTTGAAATTAAACTTTCTAATATCTTTTGTTTTCCCCATCCACTGTTGTGTTCTTTATGAATAAAACGAACTCTTAAGTTATTATCGCGGCAATATTTAATGCATCCATATTCTTGTTTGATAAAACTTTGAGATTCATCCTTTAAATTAGATACACGACAATAAACAACTGTTCTCATAAATTATAAACTTTAGTTATTTAAGAATAAAACTATTTATAATCAATTTTTTCTTATATATATTATATGTGCTTTAATGCTCCCGTTTCATTAATTACTTTTATTATAGGAATACTTGGTTCTATTAGATTATATCTATTAGGACAAAAACCAGAGGGTATTTTCTTTGCTTGGGTATGTCTTATGCAACTTATTGAATTCTTTTTATGGCGCAATCAAACTTGTAATGACGTTAATAAAAAATTTACATATGCTGGAATGATTATAAATCATTTAGAACCAGTTGTATTATGGATAGCAATTTTATATTATAATAAAAAATTACCAGACTGGGTTAATATTTCAATGGTTCTATATTTAATTTTAATGTTTCTTTATACTAAAAAGTTACTTAAAAATAGAAAAGGTTTTGAATGTACCGAAGTGACTGAAGAATCAACACCACACTTACATTGGAAATGGAATTATGGGGATTCTCATAAGATATTTTATGCTTTCTTTTTAATATGTCTCATTATTTTACCTTTTTACGGTATAGATAAGGGATTTATTACTACCGCAATTGTAATAACATCATTCACAATATCATACATTGTTTATGATAAATATAAATCTGTTGGAGCAATGTGGTGCTTCCTTGCCGCTTTTTGTCCTTGGATTATTCCATTCTTAAAAGATTTATTCTAAATCATCAATCGTTATATCAAAACTTGATTCATCATTATTAGGTTGATTATTATTTTGATTATTTAATTCATCCGATGATATAACACATTGGAATTCATAATGTCCATCTCTACCACATCTAAAGCAAGTTCCATTCGCTTGTTTTATTGGAATCTTTAATACTACATCCTTCTTTTTCATTTGAATAATCGGTGGTTTAGTAAGTTTGGGTTGAGGTCTTTTTATTGGTTGTTTAGTTATTAATGGTTGTTTAGTTAGTGGTTGTTTGGTAAGTGGCTGATTTTTAGTTGGTGGTTGATTTTTAGTTTGTGGTTGGTGTTTAGTTAGTGGTAGGTTTTTAGTTGGTGGTGGTTGATTTTTAGTTGGTGGTAGGTTTTTAGATGGTGCTTGTTTAGTTGGAGGTTGTTTAGTTGTTGATGGTTTTGATGGTTTAATTGATTTTGTTCTGATTGATTGTGCTTTTATTGATTCCTTATTTATTGGTTTTTTTATTATATCTTTTATTAAAAATTCTTGATATTTATCAGGCATATTATATTTAATACCGTGTTTAGTCATTATTCCCAATTCATGTTTTATTTTTATTAATTCTTCTTTACCAATTTTAAGATTTTTATGATTACCACCTCTAATCTTACCAATACCATATTTTAACATATATTTTTTAATATATAAATCTAATTCTTCTGGATAACAATCACCTATTACTTTAATTCCAATAGGTTTATATTTTTTTGTAACAGGGCATACTATACCTTTAATGTGATCTCTTAATCTATTTTCAACATGTTTACTTTTATCTATAAAATAATTATCTTCTTCTAATCTCAAAATATAAATATATGTTTTATCGGACATAATAATATAAAATATTATTTATTTAATTTATTCTAACAAATTAAATATTTATTAAATATAATATAATACATATTCAATGAATAATATTGTAAGATTAGTTCCTAATAATATTACATCAATGTTAACTGATATTCATCAAATTTATATGGCTCTCTCCTACTTTGATCTTAATCGTCACAATGAAGATTGTACATTTGATTTATATTTTAAAAAGAGTCCATTTAATGGACAAATAACAATCTTTGCCGGTCTTGAAGACATCCTTGATTTCTTAGTTAATTTTAAATTCTATCCGGATGATATAGAATATCTAAAAACAGTAATTCCTCATGGTTCGGATAGTTTTTGGGAATGGCTTTCTAATCTTGATACAACTGGACTAAGTGTTTATGCTATGAAAGAAGGAACAGTATGTTTTGGTAATGAAGTTCTTATACGTTTTCAAGGTCCTGTAGCTCTCTGTCAATTACTTAAAACCATTTTACAAAATCTTTCTAATTATTCTACTCTCGTTACAACCAATGCCGCACGTATGAAACTTGTTTGTGGAAAAGCCACTCTTACCGAATTTGGTCTTCGTAATTCTCAAGGCCCTAATGGTGCTATGACCGCATCTGCGGGAGCATATCGTGGCGGATTTGATTATACATCAAATATACTCGCAGCACAAAAATATAATATACCAGTATTTGCTAATATTGCATATGCTTTCATTCTTTCTATGACTGAAGTTGATCAACTTCCTACTCGCATGATAACCTGTGCTGATGGTACTGAAGTAGATTTTGTTAAATTAGTTCTTGATATTAGATTTGATTTAAAGTTTGAAACAAATGAAGGTGAACTTACAGCCTTTATTGGTTATGCTATGACTTATCCAGAAGATTTTATTGCTCTTGTTGATACTTATGACGCAATTAAATCAGGTATACCAAATTTTATTTCAGTTGGTAGAGCTCTTATAACTTGTGGTTATACACCTCGTGGATTTTGTATTAATAATGGTGATATTGCGGAAATATCTAATATAGCAAAAGATTTAGTATATTCATATGCTCCATATTTAGATTATATTGAAATTATTGGAAGTAATGATATTAGTTATGAATCATTACTTAATTTATTAAATGTTAAACACGAAATTACTAACTTTAGAAGTGGATCAAATTTGGTCAACTGTTATGATCAAGCAAATCTTGGTATGATGTATGATCTTGTTGATATTACAGGCTTTCCACGTGTTCAAAGTTCCGAATATTCTGGTAGTATAATAATTCCAGGTCGTAAGAATGTATATCGTTTAGTAGACGAAAATGGTATTCCTTTGATGGATTATATTAACTTGGTTAATGAAGATGCTCCAGTTGAGGGAGAAATAATTAACTTCTATAATATAAATGATTTAATAAATAAATTACAAATTACTGCTGTAGGTGTTCACCCTTTATTAAATCTTGTAATGACAGGTGGAGATGCTTCAACATCTTGGCGTGTAGATGCGGTTCCTTTAATTGATCAACGAGAATATGTTCAACAACAACTTGGCTTATTTCCTAAAGAAATTCTGCAACCAATTAATCCAGTTGCTTATAATATTGGTATATCTGAACAAGTATGGAACTTTATTAGAAATGTTGGGTGAAACTAAATAAAGGATTATAATAATTGAAAAGCTATCGCGTCAAATAAATCTGTTGGATGTGTAAAGTAAACTCTTTCAATAATAAATTTAATTAATTCTGATTGTAATTTAAAAAAATGTATATATGCTCCAGTATATATAGGTGGTATTAATACTCTTGAATGCGAATCAAATAATAAAAAAGGTCCATTTGAATTGGGAGGAGGTAATAATACAGCAATAGTTTCAGGAACTTTTGTAATTATTAAAGCTACATATTTTTTTGGATTAATATTTTCAAATTGTTGTTGTTCAAAAACATCTGAATTTTGTATAGAACTAAATGAAGTAGATGATAATTCATCTTCTAAATCAACATATCTTGAAGAACCACTAAATACATTATTAAATATATCATTTAAATCATCTGTATTAAAAAGTGATCCAGATTGAAAACCATTATTAAATTTCTGTAATTCAGGATTTTCTTTCTTTACTTTTTCAACTGTTTTTGCTTGTGTTTTTTCAAATTCGATTTCTTCTACCGTTGCTTTTCTTTTTTTTTCAGTATTTAGATTTTCTTCAAAATTTGATATATATTTACGCATAATTTCTCTTAAATTATCTGAAATAAATTTATTATTTATCTCATTATATTTTTTATTATCTAACATATTTAATAATCTTATAGACATTAGAGTTGCTATAGCAGTGCAAGCAGATTTACCATATTCATTAAATTCAGGAGACATCTGAGATATATCACTATAAATAAATGGATTAAATTCAATGTTAATTAATCCCTTTAATTCTCTATGTTTTTCAAATGCTTTAATTTCATTTGTAATTGTTTTATCACTTATTCCAATACTTAAATCTGCCAATCTTACTATTTTATCCTTAATATTTATTACACCATCTAAATCTAATAAATCAGTCATATATATTACAAAGAAAAAAATTGAAATATTAAATTATATCAATTTCTATCAACATTTAGTATCTCTCGCACACTATGGCACTCTCTACAGCACGCCACGTTGACGCGACCGTCTCTCCCCTTCTGACTGACAAGTATCAGCTGTCAATGGCCTACGGCTACTTTCAGCTTGGAAGGCACAAGGACCACGCCATCTTTGACCTGTTTTTCCGAAAGTCGCCGTTTAAGGGCGAGTTTACTATTTTTGCCGGCCTTGAGTCGTGTCTTGACTTTCTGAGGAATTTTAAGTTTTACCCTTCTGACATTGAGTATCTTAAGACCACAATGCCTGACGCGGATGACGCGTTCTGGGCTTGGCTAAGCGAGCTTGACACTACCGGCTTGGAGGTGTACTCTATGTCTGAGGGCACTGTTTGCTTTGGCCGCGAGGTTCTCATGCGCATTCAGGGCCCCCTTGCTCTTTGCCAGTTGCTGGAGACCACTTTGCTGAACCTTTGCAACTTTGCGTCTCTGGTGACAACCAACGCCGCGCGAATGGTTCAAGCAGCAGGGACTGAAAAGAAGCTTGCCGAGTTTGGCCTCCGCCGCGCACAGGGGCCTGATGGTGCCATGACCGCGTCTTACGGCGCATTTTTGGGCGGGTTCCACTCCACGTCCAACATGGCAGCGGGCAAGAAGTTTGGCATCCCAACTGTTGGAACAATGGCGCACGCATTCATCTGCTCTTTTTCTTCGCTGGACGATCTTCCGGGTGACATGATTAAGACTCCGTTTGTTGAGACTGTTCTTCAGATCCGCTCAGAGCTGAACTTTACCAATACCAATAACGGAGAGCTTGCTGCCTTCATTGGCTACGCAATGAGCTACCCTAAGAGCTTTCTGGCATTGATTGACACTTACGACACTCTCAAGTCTGGCCTTCTGAACTTCATTGTGGTCGGACTCGCCCTGCTTAAGTCTGGCTACAAGCCACTTGGCATTCGCCTTGACTCTGGTGACCTTGCCTACCTCTCCAAGGAGGTGCGCAGGTTGACGACTCCGCACTTTGGCCACATCAACATTGTCGCCAGCAATGACCTTAATGAGGACATCATTCACAGCCTGAACTCTCAGGGCCACGAGATTGACACCTTTGGCATTGGCACCAACCTTGTGACTTGCCAGGCTCAGCCGGCTCTCGGCATGGTCTACAAGCTTGTGGAGATCAAGAGCAAGCCCTGTATCAAGGTTTCTGAGGAGGTGGCAAAGATCACCATGCCTGGGCGCAAGGAGGTTTACCGCCTATTTGGCGCTGATGGCATTCCGCTCATGGACTTCATCACGTGTGGCATCGAGCCAAGCCCTGTAGTGGGTGAGCGCATCCTCGCGCGAAACCCAATTAAGGGCACTGACCGCGCATACGTTACTCCCTCTCGCGTCGAGAAGCTTCTTAAGGGAGTCTTCCGCGGTGGCAAGTCAATTGTAGAGGGCTCAGGGATTGCGCCTACTTTTTGGTGCGCAGAGCCAGTGCCTTTGGTTGAGAGCCGCGCTTTCGTCCAGGCACAGCTGGCCATCTTCCCCAACGAGCACTTGCGCCAGCTCAACCCTACACCCTTTAAGCTGATGGTGAGTCCGAAGCTGTTTGCGCAGACCGAGGGGCTGCTGATGGAGGCGCTGCCTCCCGCAGAGTTTGAGTAAAAAGTCTCAGATAAAATCAATTTAATTAAAAATTAATATCTATTAATTTTTAATTAAATAATTCAGTCTGTTTTTATATTCTCTGATTCATCCAATTCAGCGAGTGATGATATATGACTCTTACACTTTATGCATATTACAACATGTTCATCTCCATATTTATTTTTAGGTGGAGTAATAGGGTCTTTCTTCTTATTCATGTAATTTATTATACATTTAATCTCTTCAGGTGTAATCCATATATTCTTATAACCAAATTCATCTAATGTATCAGATATTGGAACCTCTAATATTTCCCGAATATTATGAGCAATACGATACGGCATTTCAATATCTGAATTATTTATAATACCTTTACTAACATAATTATCCCATTCTGTTTGATAAATTTCTAAATTCTTTAAAAAATTTAAAAATTGAATTTGACTTGACGTTAGCTCTGTAGTAATATCTATCTTGGAATTTATTGGAATTAATTCATGTTCATAATTTTCAATTGTTTGTTTTATATAATCTTCTATAAGAGTTATATTTTTTGATAGTTTTATTATATTAGGGATCATTTCTTTTATTGATGATATACTAGTATCTTCCCATAAAAATGTATAATATATTATAAAAAATATTATTAATGATACTGTAGTAGTAATTACTGGAATTGAATATAAAATATATATCATTTTAATGATTAATTATTTAATTTAAGAATAAATTAAATAATTATGTTTTTCAATTTTTTAATTTTTATGATGACCCAGTTGATCCTGTTGCTCCTGTTGCTCCTGTTGCTCCTGTTGCTCCTGTTGCTCCAATTGGCATCATTGGAACCATAGGTCCTCTTGGACCTCTTGCTAAATTTTTATTTCTTAAATCATTCATATATGCCTCATCCGCAACTTTATCAGCATCAATAGTTGTTTGTAATTTACCATAATCACATCCAGCACATAAGGGTCTTGTAAAAAATGGCATATTCATGTTTACTAAACTTTGGGTATTTGGGTTTGGTTTAGTTGTATGTTTTGGGCAATTATCACGATCTCTACGAGCTGCTGCTACCGCTGCTAATTTAGCTTCTACTGCTGCTTGCTTAGTTGTAAGATATCCTGTGTCGGCGGTAATTGTTGTTGCTAATTTACCAAAATCACATCCAGAACAATTTTGTATTACTGTTTGATCAGTGATTGGTTTATACATTGATGAATTTAAATTATGACGAGGGCAATTTGCACGATCTGCTTTGTAAGCAGCAACTTTTGCTAAATTTGCTTCATCTTCTTTTCTACAAGATTCAATATAATTATTACAAAATGTTTTTGCTTCAGCTGAATCAGCAGTAATATTTGGAAAAAATCTTTTTAAATTTGCTGAAATTAGCTTTCCAGCAATAAAATTACGACAATCGTTTAATAATTGAAGACGTGTTTGCATTCCGAATGGTTCCATAATTTATATTTATATATAAATATAAATTATTTTATTTCCAGACAACTTGCTATTAATAAAAATATTAAGTTTGCCACAGCAAACATTATTAATAATATTCCTATCACAAATATTATCCAACAACCATTTTCATATTCCTTTAGAACCATACAATATGTTCCATAAGATGTTAATATAATAGTAGCTAACACATATATTCTTATAAATGTTTTTATATATATTGATTCATTATATATTTTATTTATTTCTTTTATAAAAGAAATCATCTTTATTAGTTTATTATCAAATCTTTATATTTTATTCTTTAATATAATAAAATTCCTCTTTTCTATAAAATTTAAGATCATAATATGTAAACCCAGTTAAAGCAATTTTTTTAGTCCAACCTTGAAATGTGTACTGACCCATACATATTACATTTCCATCTATTAATTTACGAAAGATATATATCGTATTAAATTTACCAAAATGTTGTATTATTGGTAATTGTGAAGAATATAATTGATTACCACCTGGATACCCTGGATATAATTTATTACCATTCCCAATATAATGTACTATTTTACCTCTCAACAAAATCCTATTTAAAGATCGTGGATGATCAATAATTTTTAAATATAAACGCTCATCCGGTATATTATAATATAATTTAGCTTCATCAAAACTTTGAAATATTGGGTTATAATCCATCTATGATTAATAATAGTATTATTATTTATTATTTATATCAATTGAATTATAACAATAATTTGTTATAATTTCATTTTTTTATAAATAAATATAATATGAATGCCTATAAATCAGGAATTACAGATAATAATATACGAGTATTAATTACTTTATTTATACCTGTTCGCGCTAAAACAAATATGGATAGAAAAAATATCTTAAATAAAATATATGCTAAATATAGATCTAATATTGCGTATGTTTTGTCAATTAGAGATGATAATAAAATAGAATACAGAACTGCTAAATCAGCATTCTGGAATGAAAAAATTATTTATACAGTAGGTGAAATGATACAATCTGAATTTGATGAAAATATTAATTTAGTTCTTGGAAAAGGAATACATTTTTTTATTGATCCACAAATGGCTTATAATTATAATAGAAAAATTTTTGAACAAATATGGAATGTTAGAAATTTATTTCAAACATTTTATTCCAATGGTTCACCAAAAGAACGTATTAAATATAATTTAATTAATAAAGAAAATTCAAACGAGAATGATAAAATTATACTTTCAAAAAATGTTAGTATATGGTTTGAAAATGGTTATAAGAAATCAATTGAAAATTACATTAATGATAAACGTAATGGAATTTTTTATGAATGGTATTATAATGGTCAAATTAAATCTATCATTAATTATTTTGACGATTTTAAAAACGGTATGGAAAAAAAATATTATCAAAATGGTAATAAACAATCTATTATTAATTATTATATGGATGTGTATAATGGTGAATATAAAACATGGTATCCAACTGGCGCGATTAATGAAGAATATAATTATTACTTTGGAAAAGAAAAAAATATAAATTTTAAATGGAATAATGGTGGACGAATCAATGTTTATAAAAAATATTCTGATAATAATCTTAAAGAAATAAATAATAACTCATCTTTACGCAATAGATTAATACGATCAATTTATTTATATTCAAATGATATATACCATTCTGACGATATTAGTGATATTTAATGGACATAAAAAAATAATATTATATATTATATGGACAAAAATATAGAAAATAATTTTAAAATACAACCAGTATCACCATTAGTTAGATCTACTGAAGATAATGAAAAAATTAATAATAATGAAATTCTTAAAAATGATAAAACATTTTTTCTTGCGGATACATATATGTTAAATAGATTAGTTAACGATGACTTTGAGGGATATATTAAATACGTGCGTAATAAATTTATTCATGAAAAATATAATGTAAATCCGTATGTTGTTGAAGCTGAAAAAATTGTAGAAGAACAATTAAGGAAAGCATTAGAAGATCAAAGATTAGAAGAAGAGAGAGAGAGAGAGAGTAGAATTAACTATAATATTAGAAATAAGCTTAAAAAAGATTTACTTGACAGTATATTTACGAATTTAAATAATCTTGAAAATACCTTAAATAAGTTTGGAAATACGCTAAATAAATATAAAAAATAGAAATAAACGTGAAATATTAATTAAAAATATATATAATCTTATATATTATATATATGCTTCGTTTTATTATAGCCGTAATCGCCCTCTTCTTACAACTCTTAAGTAATTCATTTTTAAGCGATAATAAAGATTCTAATTCAAGATATGCTTATTGGTTAAATGTATTTTCAGTAATCTTTAGTTTAATAGCTACTGTATTAAGTGTTTTAATCTACTTTCAACATATTAAGGATGCTTTTTAATTATTAAATAATAACTCTAAATAATTATCTATATCAGATGGTTTATATTTAATTATTTCTCCTAATGGATTTACTAATTCTACTCTATCATTTACATTCATCGCAAAGTTATAATTTTTATCAAATATATAAACAAAATTTGTTTTATAGTTATAATCTATTTTTAGGGATTCGTAATTAAAATATTTTTTAAATTCTTCTGATACTTCATCATTAATTACTTTTTGAGTAATTACAGATGCTTCTAAATAATGATTTGCTTTCCACTTAGATAAATCATTTGGTAATGGTATTGGTAATATTAGTCTGTTGCGAGACATATTTAATATAAAATAATTTCTTTATAATTGTTTAACTTTGTTCAATTAATATTTTATTATTCGATTCTTCAATTTCAAGAATATTTTTTATTTTTTCTAATTGATTTATACGTTTCTTTTCATATTCCTTTTTTTCTTTTGCTTTTGTCTTATCTAAAAGCGATTGATTATATCTAATCGTAAATAAATTATATATTCGCTCATAAAATTTATCCCATTCTTCTTTCTTTTTTCTTTTTCTTGCTAATTTATCATTATACATTCCTATAACTATATTAACTTCACTAATTTCATGTCTATCCATATAAAATGTATAATTATAGTTATTATTAATATACACATGAAATGCTGGAAGTTTTTTTATATTATTACGATCATCTGAATATTTATATGAGTCATATCTTCTTGACGAAAAGAAAATATTTCTTTGATGACAATGATCTCTTAAAGAATGTATTTGTTTATCATTATAATCACTCAAATCATACAATATACATTTGATATGTATAGGCAAGTATTCTTTTGGTGGTGTCTTTTCTTTAATCCAAAGACGATTAGTTATCATTTTAATCATGATATATAGTTAATTATAATATTATATAATATTATAATTATTAATTATCAATTTTTTAGATATTATTAAATTAAAATTAAATACGTTCCAGTCCAGTATAATCTTAAGAATGGTTGATTTGAATTAGCGGATATTTTATGTAATGTTCCTACATGTAAATATGAATATCCTGTATTAATTACCTGGATTACACTTCATTATATATATTAAAATAGGAAATATATAAATACATATTAATATTTAATAATTATGAATCAATTAAAAATTGCTGTGGTAATACCAACTTATAAAAATCATCTTCCGTTTCTAATGCGATGCTTAAATAGTATTCAAAATCAAACAAGATTACCTGATATTGTTTGTATTTCTGCTTCTTCTTGTTTGATAAACGATTTGCCAGATATAAAAGAATACACATTTCCAATTCGTTATACTTGTTCCGAGAATAAACAAAATGCTGCCTTTAATAGAAATAAAGCTGCTCAATTATTAAAAGAAAATGATAAGATTGATATTATTTCTTTCTTTGATAGTGATGACGAAATGCTTCCAAATAGATTAGAATTTATTGAAAAGTCATTTATTGAATCTAATTCTGATTTAGTCGTCCATAATTATATTCCAATTTATAATAAATCAATCGCCCCAAGTCAAAAAATATTTAATTATGCTTCTTATAGTGATGCCTGTTTTCCAGACAAATCAGGTATTAAGATTGAAATTAAACCTCAAATACAATCAAGATCAAAATCATTTGCTCTTGGACATTGCTCTGTTAAATATAATTTATGGTTATACTTTCCTTTTAATAGCACTCCCGAATATTTATATCGTGAAGATGCTTCTTTTTGCCGAACAATTATTGAAAAAGGATTTACAGGTTCTTATATAGATTGTGAATTATCTATTTATCATAATTATGATAAATAAAGGAAAGGGTTTACGATTAACGAATTAAATTTGCTAATTGATTTAAGTTTTTAATAGGATGCGTCTGACTTTTTACAAAATCTATTAAATCATTTGATAATGGTATTGTATAATCCAGAATATTTGGATATAATATAAAATCACTCATATTTCCATTAGGATATGGAATCGGTCTATATTGAGGATTACGAATTATGTTTTTTTCTTCTCTTCCAACGATTGTAAGTAATTGATAGTCTACTGAAAAATTATTTGCGAAATGATAAGATTGTCCATAATTATCATAGTATACTAAGATATCGTCACCTAAATTTTTTGTATGTAATTCCATTGAATGTATTAAATATCTACCACTTGGGTGTTTTAATGTAGGAGTTAATATAATACCATATTTTGATTTGTTTTCTTCAAGCATTAATATGTAAAAGATAATTTATATAATTAATAATTATATAAATCAATTTTTTAAAGATCAATACCAAGAGCAACTGAAATTGATCTTTTTTCAGTTAATGTTGGAATTGATTTTCCAGATTCAATATCACGAACTGTATACTTAAATTGAAATTTACACTTTTGATTCAATTGTAATTGTGTCATATTTAAAGCTGTTCGTGTTTTAATAATCTTATTTCTTAATTCATCATTTGATATTTGAGGAACAACTGATGTTGTTGTTGAACGATATATTTTTACATCAATCGGTTGTTCATGATTATCATTATCATCGTCATCATTATAATCTCTTCTTGGCATTTATTAATATGTATATATATGAATATATATTTATATTGATAAAACTATCGGCTATGATTGTAGATCCGATTACAGATCATTTCAGCCTTGTCAAATTCTTGTTTTGCCATTCTATATTCCTTGTTCGCATGTTCTACGCGATTGGAGACTAACTCAAAGTTAGCCTTCATTTTCTTCTGAGCTGCTACTATTACTTCATAATCATGCTTTAATTGCTGATAAAGAGAATCATCATTAATCTGGGTGTTTTTTCTTACCTCGGTTATCTCAATGAATTTTTGTTCTGCTACTAAAAGTAATTCAGCTATCTTATACAACTCATTGATTACAAAAGTTCTACGCGCTTCCAATGTTTCCCATCTGTTGTAAGCATACGTAAGATGTGCTGCCATCGCTTTGAAGTACTTTGATTCTTGATCACCAATCATTGGATCTTGAAATAAGTAAGTATCATGCCAGTTTGTTGGCGACATCATCAGATCAATGTCTTCCTCTAAGGGAGACGATGTATCACTTGATGCCATTTGAGGCTAATATTAAATATGATAGATTAGGATATGTTGTTAAAAATTCAATTTTTATTTTTGGGTTTAAGAATTTTTTATTATCTACTATAAGAATGATTGTTATAAAAAATGAAAATGAAATTAATAAACATAAATTAAATCCTCATAAAATTGTAATGACTGATGAGGAATATTTTGATGTATATAATAAAAATAAACAACAAATTGATACCTTAATTAAAAATACGATATATTATCAAAATGATTATAATAAAGTAATTATTCGTGATAATCAAGTTTACTTTCAAAATTTATATCATTACATATTTAAAATAAATCAATTACCTGAGATGATGATATTTTTTGCGATTATAAAATATGGAGAACAAATTAATTATGATGCTATAAATTTAGATTTGAGTGATAGATTAAATAGATTAATAATTGAAATAAGACTTGGTAATTTTTCAACTGATTTAAATAAATTAAATAAACGTTTAGATACGGTTGAAAAAAAACAAGATATGATGTCATTTGGTAGTGCTGCTAATTCAAGAAAATTATTTCATTTTAGATAACAATATTAATTTCTTTTGAATTTTTTTCAAATAAGTTATCTTTTATATATTCAATTATATTGTTGGTTGTTAGAGTATCTAATGAATTATCTTTAATTTCAATACCAAAACTTTCTGTTATAATAATATTAAATTTTTGAGTCATATTTTTATCAAATAAATGAACACATAAATTGTTATTAGTATGTGTCTGCATTCCAATAATAATATTATCAGCAAATGAAATAGTATCCTTCAAATATTTTCTAAAATTTGTATATTCTTCTATTGATAATGTTTTAATTTTCATATAAAATATATAATATAATAATATTATGCTTAATCCAAATTATGTTATATATTTATTAATTAATACTATAAATAATTATACGTATATTGGTATAACTAATAATACAGATAGAAGATTACGTCAACATAATGGTGAATTAGTTGGTGGTGCTAAATATACTCACTCTCAGAAAGGTTTGGGAGAATGGAAATTTTATGGTTGGATTAGAGGAATAGGTGAAAATATCTTAATAAAAAATAGAAGCCTGTCTTTAGAGAAGAAAATTAAAATAAGGTCTAAAAAATGTAAAGGAACTCCTTTAGAAAAACGATTAACTGCTATCAATAATATACTTGCGGAAAATGTAGATTTAGAATTTAAATTACAAGATTAATTTTATATAGATTATATATTATGAAAACAGATATTTTCTATAATTTAGATAGATATAATACTACATTTAAAATAGAAGATAAATTAATATCATATTGGAATGATGCGTTTGAAAAAGGACTTAAATTACAAGAATCTATTAGAATATTAAGATTTAATATCAAAAAAGATAAAATTAAGGAAAAAATTATGGGAAGTGATGATACAAAAATCAAAGATTATCTTTTAAAATTTTTTAAAGTTAACATGGATGATATTGGATATTTTCAAATGGATCCAAAACAATCTGGTGTTTATGATTTACAACTTCAAGATGATTTATTTTATTGCTCTAAAAAATATAAAACAATTTATAAATACTGGCATCCATATCAAGAAATTAAAGATTTAGATATCTATCAAAGAATCGCGTATCAAGAAAAAAAACATATCCAAGCATTTTTATCTCTATTTAATTGTTTAAATGAAAACGGTATATATGTATGTCATAATTTTGGTTTTGATCAAAGAATGGTTAAAATGACATATATTGCTCTTTTATTATTTAATCGTATTGTTATATATGATCAATACATAGGATTTATTGAATTTAATCCAAAAATTAGTATTGATGAATGTCGTAATTTATTTAATAACCTTGATATGGTTTCTTTTTCTGAAGTTAGAAATTTAGATGATTTTGGCAAATATTATCACAATAAAATGGATTTTAATTTTCAAATGTATAAGAGTCTTGAAGAAAATAACTATAGCAAATATTATCAATATGTTCAATATTTATTCCTTAATAGCACCATCAATATTAATGACTATTCTTCTATTGAAGAATTATTATACGAAAATTTAAAAATTACAACAGTTAGTGGTGATGAAATTAAGAATTCAATCAAACCAAAAGAAGGTAAATTTTTATTTAAATTAATTAAAGATAATAAAATTAAGGCGTGTTTAGAATTTGGATTTGATTACGGTATAACTGCTATGTATATTACAACTGCTCTTAAACAATTAGGAAGTGGAAAATTAACCAGTATTGATCCATTTCAAAAAACAAAATCTAATTATAATGGTTCCAAATTAATTATGACTCTAAAAAATGAAGCATTTCACGAATTAATTGAAGATTTTTCATACTATGTCCTCCCACCAATGATTAAAAAAGGTATTCGATTTAATTTAGTTTTTATTTCTAATAATACTTTTGATTATGCTTTAAATGATGTTATATTTTCTGATATGGTATTAGATATTGACGGGTATTTAATTATTGATGATGTATTACACCGTGGTATGAATAAATTAACAAAATTTATTGATTCAAATTATAAACATTATAAAAAAATACAATCTCCTCAAACAATAGCAGTTTATAAAAAAACAAGTGATGATGAAAGATCAAATGATTTCTATGAAAACTTCTAAGTTGGTTGGTTAACGATGATTAAAGATTAGTTAAAAATTATAATTAAATATTTTATATATTTAATTATATGGAAGAATTAATTATTAATAGAGATGTTAAAATAAGTATTGGAGATTATAGGAGTTATAATAAATCAAAAGTTTTAAATTCTGATAAAGATACTATTGGAAGAATGGATTTTTTTGCTTCAGCTTATTTTAATGATGAATTAGTTGGTTCATTGAGAATAAAATATATAAATGCTTCATATGAGTATAGAGAAGTATTTGTGTTAGAAAATAAACGAGGATTAGGTATTGCTAAAAAACTAATGATTGAAACTTTAAAATTATTAATAACAAAAAATAGAAAAATTATTTTATATGTTGACCCAGAAAATGAAATTGCCAGTGAATTATATAAAAAATTAGGTTTTGAATTAATTAAAAAAAATGATAAATTTGGTGATAAATATGAATATTTATATCAAACAAAAACTTATGAACTAATCAAAATTAAATTACTTAGTATTATTGGACGTTATGTTAGTTCAGAAGAAATGACTAAACAAAAAAGTTATGTTATTTCAAAATTTAATAAATTTAATATTGATGTTACTCGTAATATTGAAATGTATGCTGATGAAAACTATTTTATTAAAATAGATAAACGAACAACAGATCAAGAAAAATATATATTTAATAAAGATTCTTTATATTTAGGTAAATTTCCTAAAGAAATTATAATTAATGAAATATTAAGAAGTTGTTTACGTCCAAATGTAGTTAAAATTAATAATTTCTTTTTTAATAATTCAGAACAAATGTTAGTTTTAGAAAATATACCACTTAGAGTATCAGATTTTTTTACAACTCATATAGATAATATAAAATTATTAAATTCTATCTGCTATCAGATATTTATTATGATAGCAATCTTTCAAGAAAAATTTGAATTTATGCACAAAGATTTAACTACAACCAATATATTATTAAGACAAACTAATAAACCAATAATTGTATATATTCTTAACAACAGAAAATATAAAGTTGAAACTTACGGCTATATACCAGTTCTAATTGATTTATCTGTAAGCACAATTTTTAAATTTAAAGGTAAACATATGACTATTTATGACACAGAATCATTAGATGTTAAATTTAAACATAATTTATTTAATAATCTTAAAAAAAATGATATGATAATAGACATAAAGAAATATAATTGGTATATTAGAGATATAAATAAATTTATTGCCAGTTATGATATATTCTTTTTTATAACCAAATTAAAAGAATTAAATAATAATTTACTTAAAATACCTATCATAAAAAAATATTTAGATGAAATTAAATATTTTCCAAAATTTTCAGAATCATATATTTCACCATCTAAATTTTTAGATAACTATAATTTATAAAATGTTATTAAATCAAAATAATAAAAATTTATTGTTTTGATTTAGATCTTTGAAGCATAAAAGTCTATCGTATTGTAGACTTTTGAAATCAGCTTCTTATACACATAGTGAATATTCTCCCGAAAATCTTTGTCGTGAGAACTCTTTGTGAGGGTGACCATCTCGTCAATTAGACGATAATACTCCTTCAGCAAAAATTGAGACATGGCAAGATTCTGATTCTTATCATTCCAGGTCTCAAAAATTGCTCTGTTCACAATATTTGTGTACAACTCATTATACTGATCGGGAGTAAGGCTGCGCATAAAGTTGCTTTCTTTGCTTGATGTCTCAGAATGCTTTTGAACTTTATCCAGAGACTGATCAAAGGAAGAAGCACAATACAAATCATGACCGCCTGCATCAGACTCATCATCCGCATCTACGTTAAATGGCGAAAACCCAAACAAACTTCGGTATGTGTCAGACGTAATTCCGGATGGCGAACTTGAATTTGGAGGCAGCATCTCTGATGGCTCCTCAAGAGACAACAAATCAATAGACCTATTGTTAGCAACATCATCGGACCTTACCAAACTCGGAGAAGATGGCGTACGAAGCATTGAAATGATTTTTGCGTGTCGGTCATGACTTGGAATGGTTGCGATTGGCCGGACGTGGTCTGAGGGTTGTATGACAGACCGCGTTTTAAAAGACGAAACAGGAGAAGAACGTGTTTTAAAAGACGAAACCGGAGAGGAACGTGTAGAACGAGACGATCGAGTGGACCGCATTTGCGCGGTGGTAATTATCTAAAATGATTGAATGTGATATTAAAAATATTTTCAATTTTTTTTATTAATAATAAAAAAAAATAACTAATATAATTATTTCTATTTTTGAATCTAAGCGAATGTCTTGTATAAATAGGCTACTAATAATAATACACCAATTACTTGAGCCGCTCTGATATACCATAACATCCAGTTAGCTGCTTCCTTGGCTTTATCTTTAACAGCAATCGCACCCTTTTTGATAGCACTGCCTGTTTTCACAGCAGCGTCTTTTAATACGGGGGCCGCTTTTTCAGCAACATTTTTTACAGCACCACCGGCTTTAACAGCACCATCTTTTATTGTACTACCAGCTTTTTCCGCTACGTTTTTAACAGCACCACCAGCTTTAACCGCAACATTTTTAACTGAACCAGCAGCATTCTTTAATTTATCCTTCATACTTGAAAAACTAAATTTTTCTCTATATCTACGACTGTGTCTTGACATATATATATAAGTAGTAAATATAATAAATATAATAAATATAATAAATAATAAATATTTATTATAATAATCTAAATTATTGTTTGTTTTTTCTTTATTTAACAAATGTTTTGTATAAATAGGCAATTATAAGAATTACAAAAATTATTTGTGCAGCTCTTACATACCACATAAACCATCCAGCTGCGGCTTTAGCTTTCTTTGCTACAACTACTGCTCCTTTTTTAACTGAGCCTCCTACTTTTTTAGCAGCTCCTTTTACTTTTTCGGCAGCGGCTTTTGCTCTTTCTCTAAAATTAAAACCTTCATATACTGTTTCATAAATTGAGCTTGACATTTCATATCCGGTGCTTGACATTTATTTATATAAATATAAGATATAATAATTATTTTTAATTAAATATAATTATTAAACTAAATATAATTCCATTTTTTTAATCAACTTCCTCAATCTTTGGTTCTCTTTGAGGGATTTCTTCTTGTGGCATTCCGCCTTCTCTCTCTCTCTCTCTCTCTCTTTCTGGTTTCATATACTTCATAGGTTGAAATACTTCATTTAATTCTTTTTGTTTTCCTTCATACTCTTCTTGTGTATGTTCCTCTTCCATCCACTTTAATGTATCTTCTACAAAAGAATTTAATTTTGCCATTTCATCCTCTGGAACTGCCGCCTTTAATTTCTCTTCTGTTAATGTTGTCTTCATTCCATAAACCATTCCTTCTAACTTATTCTTTGCTTCAATCTTGTTTCTAAATTTCTCATCTTCTTCCTTAAATTTTTCTGATTCAGCAACCATCTTTTCTACTTCCTCTTTACTTAAGGCATTACCACTTGTTTGAATTGTTAGCTTTTGAGACTTACCTGTAGACTTTTCCATTGCTGATACTGTTAGGATACCATTCGCATCAATATCATATGTAATCTCTAATTCAGGTCTTCCTCTTGGCATTGGTGGAATTCCTTCAAGCGTAAATTCTCCAAGTTTATGACAATCTTTTGTCATCGCACGTTCGCCTTGGAAAACTCTAACTGTCGCCGCAGGTTGATTATCGGAATAGGTTGAAAATGTTTGACTTTTTTTAGTTGGAATCGTAGTGTTTCTTTTAATTAATGGTGTCATAATATTACCAGACGTTTCAATGCCAAGTGTTAAGGGTGTTACATCAAGAACAATTAATGAATCTAACTTCTCATTTTGAACTCCACTTAAAATCGCAGCTTGAACTGCTGCACCATAAGCTACAGCTTCGTCAGGATTTACACTTTGGCATAGCTCCTTGCCATTGAAATAATCTCTTAATAATTGCTGAACTTTAGGAACTCTTGTTGATCCACCAACTAATACAATATCATGAACTTGATCTTTAGACATCTTCGCATCCTTCATTACTTGTTCTACTGGAGCAATTGCCTTCTTGAATAAATCATGGCATAATTCCTCAAATTTAGCTCTTGTCATATTATATGAGAAATCGTTTCCTTCACAAAGAGCATCTACTTCAATTGTAGCAGATGTAGATGTTGATAATGTTCTCTTTGCTCTTTCACATACATTCTGTAATCTACGTCTCGCTTTTAAATTTTTAGAAATATCACTCTTATACTTCTTTCTATATTCTTCACAACAGAAATCAACCATACGTTGATCAAAATCTTCTCCTCCAAGATGTCCGTCGCCGGCGGTTGCTTTTACTTCAAATACACCATCATCAATTGATAAGAGGGTGACGTCATGTGTTCCGCCACCACAGTCGAACACTAATACATTCTTTTCACCTTTCTTATCTAAACCGTATGCGATAGCAGCTGCTGTTGGTTCGTTGATAATTCTGATAATATTTAGACCAGCAATTGCTCCAGCATCCTTTGTAGCCTTTCTTTGAGAATCATTAAAGTAAGCAGGAACTGTTACTACAGCATCTTTAACTGTAGTTCCAAGGAATGCTTCTGCGGTTTGCTTCATCTTTACTAATACCATTGCTGATAATTCTTCAGGACTTAATTGCTTCTTCTCTTCTCCAACTGTCGCCTCAATTAAAATACGATCATTTGATCCTGCTAATACTTTAAAAGGCATAGTTTGAATTTCTTTTTGAACAATAGGATCACTAAAGTTTCTACCAATTAAACGCTTAACGTCATAAAATGTATTTTGTTGATTTGAGACTGCTTGTGATTTTGCACTGTCACCAATTAATCGTTCGCCGGTAGAGCTAAAAGAAACCCATGATGGTGTGGTGCGATTACCCTGATCATTTGCGATAATTTCTACTTTTTCATTCTGCCATACAGCAACACAGCTGAAAGTCGTGCCTAAGTCAATTCCAATAGTAGCCATAATAAACAATTATATTTTCATTCTTTTATATTATTTTGTTTAATTTTTATAAATTATTATATTTCATATTATAAGACATGTTAAAAAATGCCCTTTTTCTAACTGCTATTGTCGGATCTTTCTTTTTTAATACCTCTAATATACATAATTCAGATACTGCTATTAAAAGTGTTAATAAAGAACAATACCTACCACGTCGTTTAGATAATAATTTTGTTGTTCCAACTTTATCTACAACAAGTTCTAAAACAAGCACTAAAACAACAACTAGTTCTCGTTCCAGCTTTCCTACTAATTTAATGACTCCTTCTGGAACAAGCACAAAAACAATTACAGCTACACAAACTACTACTAAATCAGGAACAATATCTAAAACAAGTTCTTCTTCTCCGTTTCCTTCTATTTCATCTTTTAATACAAAAACATCTACTTCTTCCTCCACAGTTTCTAAAACATCAACCAGTTCAAAAACTGGAACATCATCCGCAACCATTTCTAAAACTTCTTCTACTAGTCCAACATACAGTCGTTCAGCTCCAGGGTCAAAAACTTCTTCTGCTAGTCCAAGTATGACACATTCTATTAGACCTTCTAAAACTACAACTGCGTCAGCATCTGGTTCAAGAAGTCCAGCAATTACTGGGTCAATTAGATTTACTTCAACTACAACCGCAACCACAACGTCATCTAAAACAGCTTCTGGTTCTGGATCTGCTACACGAACCATAAGTGCTACTAAAACTACTTCTGGATCAGGAACATCTTCTGCTTCTCCTTTTAGAACAAAAACTATGACTGCTTCTACCACTCAAAGTAAAACATCGTCTAATTCTGGAACTTTAAGTAGAACTGGACAACCTTCAAAGACACCATCAAGTTCAGCAACTATAACTTTATCAAGAATGAATACAAAAACTCCAAAAATTACAGAAACAATATCTGAAACTGTTGTAATAACTAAAACTAATTCTGGTACACCAACAACTACACGAACCTCGATCGGATCAAAAAGTCCTACTGTCTCATCAACTGTTTCAGCAACAGTTAAATTTAATACATATTCAGGAACTGTAACTATCACACAATCTGGGAAGCCATTTCCAACACTTACTGCTACTGGTTCTACATCACTTTCTGGTGTATTGACTGGAACTAATACTAACTCAAAATCATCTTGGTCAAGTAGATCATCATCCGGATCCGCAACAATAACTGGAAGCACTTCTAGTAGTAAGACTAATAGTGTTTCAGTTACTAATACTCGTAGTTCAGCTGCTTCTAAAACAAGTAGTTCTTCTACAACCATTACTGGATCGACTGTTAATTCAGGAACTATATTTAGAACCACAACTATTACAGCATCATCTATAAGATCAAAAACAAATACAATGTCTCCAACTAATTCTTTTAGTGCTGTTAGAACAAAATCACCTTCAACATCTCAATCTGAAACTAATTATGGATCTTTTACTGTTTCTCCAACAACTTTCCCCACTGGTGTTACAAAAACTGTTAGTGTCACACAAACTAATTCTAAATTATCTTCAAGATCTTCATTTGGTTCTAATAGTGCTATTAATACTATAACTTATTCTGATTCAACTTCTGGTTCTATCAGTGGTTCTGGAAGTGTATCTCCAAGTGTATCTAAGAGTGCAGGTATGACACAATCATCAGCACAATCTATGTCTGCTTCAGCATCACCCAGTTATTCATTCTCAGATAGTCCATCTGTTTCTGTTTCATCATCAAATAGCCCTATTAAAACAGCAAGCACTACATCAACCGTTAGTTCTTCTTCTACAACAACCAGTTCTAAGACAAGCACGGTTAGTGTTTCATCTACAGGGAGTGGAACTACAACTAAGACTTCTACCCTATCTCCTTGTTCAACAGCGAGTAATACAAATACAAGAACTTCAAGTGTTTCAACTACACATACAACATCAACAAGTGTTTCTAAAACATCAACTCCATCAAGATCATCTTCTCCCAATCCATCATTTTCAGCTAGTGTTAGCATATCTGGATCTGTAAGTAATTTAGCAACATCTTCAGGATCACCATCAATTAGTATATCAACAATTAGTAGTTATACAATATCTGAAAGTTCTATTAATACAAATAGTCCATTGATATCTGTTTCATCAGAGGCATCTAAATCTATAATAGCTTCTGAAAGTGTGTCAGTTAGTGGATCTGGTTCAGAATCTAATTTTAATACAATAACATCATCTGTTACCAAAACTATTTCACCAATTCAATCACCAACAATTACTGCTTCTATAATTCCAACAATTACTAAAACATTAATTAGCTCTGAATCTGTAACTGTTTCTGAATCTGGTTCTGGTTCTAATTCTAATACTGAATCAATGACTGTAAGTAATACTATTAGTATATCAAATGTTCCATCAAGTTCTCCAAGTAATTCAGTTAGTTCATATAATTCACAAAGTAATATAAATACAAATTCACCAATTGTATCTTCAACTAATATTCCATCTATATCACCAATTAATACTGAATCTATTATTGCTACTATAAGTAAGAGTTCTGATATATCAATAACACCAGTAAATTCAAATAGTTTTATATATTCTACTACAGCATTATCATCTGATAGTATATCATCAAGTAATACAAATACTATTTCTAATAGTCCACTAAATTCACCAAGTAATATAATTACTGTTTCTAATAGTCCAACTAATTCACCAACTAATATTCCATCTAATACTCCAACAAATACTTTATCTATAACACCAATTAATACAGAATCATATATTTCTACCAATAGTCCTTTTAATACTCCAAGTCCAACTGCTGCTATAACATATTCACAAATTAATAGTATATCTAATTTTAAATCAATAAGTGTGTCTGCTTCAGTCTCTTCAAGTGTGTCCGCTTCTGTCTCCTCAAGTGTGTCCGCATCTATCACACCATCCATTTCTGAATCAAGATCATCAATTAATAGTTTCTCTAATTATAATTCAATAAGTAGATCCAGTTTAGTTTCTTCAAGCGTATCTGCTTCAGTCTCTTTAAGCGTGTCCGCTTCTAACAGTGCGTCTAATAAACCATCTATTTCAGGGTCAATATCATCAATTAATAGTATATCTAATTATAAATCAATCAGTGGATCAAGTTCTGTTTCAGCAAGCGTATCTGCTTCAATTAGTGCTTCTAATACTCAATCAGTATCTGCTTCAATTAGTGCTTCTAATACTCCATCTACTTCCGCATCAACTTATCAATCAATTTCTAATAATATATCAATTACTAATTCAATGTCAAGATCATTTGAACCACCATTTGGAATGTATTTAAATACTAACAGTCCAAATGCTACAAATAGTTTCTCACCATTTATATCTAATACAGGGTCTGGATCTAATTCTGGTTCTGTGTCATATTCTATATCAGGATCTAATTCAGCATCTGTTTCATTTTCTACATCTGGATCTAATTCTGCATCTGCATCAACATCAGCTACAAGAACACCAACACCTACTCCATCTACTTCAGGAACTATAACAATGACATCCACAAGTAGTTCATCAGTAACACCCAGTGTTTCACCATCAAAAACTCCTTCTGTTTCTGGAACTACTACATATACACCAACCAATTCTAAAACACCAAGTGTTTCTCCATCAAAGACTCCTTCTGTTTCTGGAACATCATCAGTTACTCCATCTAAAACTCCCTCTGTATCAGGCACATCATCAGTTACTCCTTCTAAATCTGGCACTCCATCTGTAACTACTTCTAAAACACCATCTGTATCTGGCACTCCATCAGTTACACCTTCTAAATCTGGAACACCATCTGTAACTCCATCTAAAACTCCTTCTAATTCTCCTTCTGACAGCCCTACAAGATCAGGATCTGGAACTCCTTCAGTTACACCTTCTAAATCTGGAACACCATCTGTAACTCCATCTAAAACTCCTTCTAATTCTCCTTCTGGCAGCCCTACAAGATCAGGATCTGGAACTCCTTCAGTTACACCTTCTAAATCTGGAACACCATCTGTAACTCCATCTAAAACACCTTCTAATTCACCTTCAGGTAGCCCTACTCAATCAGGAACTGGAACTCCATCAGTTACTCCTTCTAAATCTGGAACACCATCTGTAACTCCATCTAAAACTCCTTCTAATTCTCCTTCTGGCAGCCCTACAAGATCAGGAACTAATACTCCTTCAGTTACTCCTTCTAAATCTGGAACTCCATCAGTAACTCCTTCTAAAACACCTTCTAATTCACCTTCAGGTAGCCCTACTCAATCAGGAACTAATACTCCTTCAGTTACTCCTTCTAAATCTGGAACACCATCTGTAACTCCATCTAAAACTCCTTCTAATTCTCCTTCTGGCAGCCCTACAAGATCAGGATCTGGAACTCCTTCAGTTACACCTTCTAAATCTGGAACACCATCTGTAACTCCATCTAAAACTCCTTCTAATTCACCTTCAGGTAGCCCTACTCAATCAGGATCTGGAACTCCATCAGTTACTCCTTCTAAATCTGGAACTCCATCTGTAACTCCTTCTAATTCTCCTTCTGGCAGCCCGACTAAATCAGGAACTAATACTCCTTCTGTAACACCTTCTAAATCTGGAACTCCATCAGTAACTCCTTCTAAAACACCTTCTAATTCACCTTCAGGTAGCCCTACTCAATCAGGAACTGGAACTCCATCAGTTACTCCTTCTAAATCTGGCACTCCTTCTGTAACTCCATCAATATCTCCATCTAAATCAAGGACATCATCAGTCACTCCATCTGGTAGCCCAACAAGATCAGCTACAAGTTCTAGAACAAGATCATAATTATATAATATATTAATTAATTAATATATCATATTTATAAATAAAAATCTAATTTAATTTGTTTTTGTTTACTTGTTAAGTTCAGTTGGATCTGGCATTGGCAACATCTTTGTTGAGTAGTATGTCTCAATGTCTTTCATGTATTTACTATCTGCTGTTGTAATAAAAGAGATAGAAATACCCTTGCGACCATAACGACCAGATCTACCAATTCTGTGGATATAGTTTTCACGATTAGTTGGAACATCAAAGTTAATTACAATGGATACTTGTTGAATATCAATGCCTCTCGCGAGTAAGTCTGTTGTAATTAATACCTTAAATGATCCACTTCTGAACTTCTCCATAATTAATTCTCTGTCCTCAATCTTCATTTCTCCATGAATTTCACCAACTGGATACTCACTGCTTGTTAATTTTTGAGCTAACCAACTTACCTTACCCTTGGAATTACAATAGATAATTGTTTGATTCACTGAAATATGCTCAAAAATATCAAGTAGGGTATCAAACTTATCTTCTTCTTTTTCCATGTTAATGTAATATTGCTTAATTCCATCTAAAGGAACATCATCCTTACGGATCAGAATCTGAATAGGATCATTCATAAACTTATTCGTAATCTCTAATGTCTCAACTGATAATGTTGCTGAAAATAAACAGATTTGCATATCATCAGACAAACCAGCCTTTAGAATAAAATATAATTGCTCCTTAAATCCACGTTCAAGCATTGCGTCTGCCTCATCTATAATTAACATCTTAATTTTGGATCCATCAATCGCATTACGATGAAGGAGATCATAAATTCTGCCAGGAGTTCCAATCATTACATGAATTCCCTTACGGAGAGCATCTAAATTATCTTTAACTGATTTACCCCCAATACATAGATGTGTCTTAAGATTCATGTGTGATCCAAGATTGTTCACGACACTAAATGTTTGTTCTGCTAATTCTTTTGTTGGTGATAAAATGATTGCTTGGCACACCGCATCAGAATCTACATCAATGTTTTGCAACATACCAATAGTAAACGTGCCAGTCTTGCCAGTGCCAGACTGAGCCTGAGCAATGACATCTTTTCTTGTTGTTATTGGCATAATAGCCTTTTGTTGGATTAGAGACGGCCTCTCAAATCCGTTTGCATAGATCCCCCTCAGCAGGGACTCTTTCAAACCCATCGCATCAAAAGTTGTGTAAAGTTTCTCACTTTCTGTCATATCGTATAATAATAAGTTAATAACTCTTTATATACATAAAATTGAAAAATCAATTTTTTTACTCTATATTGAGAAAATTATCAATTCTTTATATATAATGAAAGAAGTTAATATTGGAGATACCACATATAGATATGGACAAAATGCCGCTGATAATACAGAATTAATTAAAAATTCAAATCCTGAATGGATTTGGTTTCATTTAGCAAAATTTCCATCATGTCATGTTATTGTTTGTATTGAAGGAGAAATTAGTATAGAACAAATAGTCTCAGCATGTACACTTGTTAAAGAAAGAAGCAAATATAAATTCGTTAATATAGCAATTAATTATTGTAGAGTAAAAAATCTAATTCATGGTAAAGAACCAGGATCTGTTTATTTTGCTAGTAATAAACAAGTTCAGACTTTTAATTTATAATCTAAATATAATAATAATTATAGTAAATGATTTCAAATAATAATCAGAAAAATGTTAATTTAATTTATTTTAATGGCCCCATGAATGGAAATTTTGGAGATGAATTATCTCCATACATTGTCGGAAATCTAATTGATAAAAATAATTATAATTTAAAAAGAAAAGATCATAATACCAAAGATATTAATTTAGTCGCAATAGGATCAATGATCCAAGCAGCTAAAAATGATTATCATATTTGGGGGTCAGGTATTATAACTGATACTTATTATAAACACTTTTTTGATTTTCGTAGATTAAATGTTCATGCTATTAGAGGTCCATTAACACACAATATTTTATCTAAAAGAATAAATAATATTCCTCAAATTTATGGTGATCCAGCTTTATTATGTCCAGAATTTTATAAACCTGATAAAATATTAAATTATACTGATAAAATTGGTATTGTCCCACATTATTGTAATTACAATGCTATTGATAAAATATTTAAAGAAAATAAATTAGATAAATCAAATTATGTAATGATTCATCCATGTGGTGTATGTTTAGATGTTGTTAAAAAAATTAGTTCTTGTAAAGCAATTATTTCTAATTCTCTACATGGATTAATTATTTCAGATGCTTATAATGTTCCAAATGTTTGGCTTAACACACAAATTGCTCAACATAATGATTTTAAATTTCAAGATTATTTTCAAAGCCAAGGAAGAGAATCTAAATTTATTGAAGATATTACACATTTTGAACAAAATAATTATACTTATAATGGTGGAAATAACATTAATTTAGAGGCACTAAAAGAAGCATTCCCATTTAGAGTGGAGAAGAAGTAAATGAGGATTTAAAGATTTACTAATAAAAATTTATATTAAGATAATGTCATATGGACAATATATTGTGCCAAGTGCTGATGAGATGATTAATTTTGGAGTTGGTCAACCAAATTCAGATTTCCTACCTTTAAGTTTAATTAAGGATGGAATGAAAGATTTTATTAGTAATGAAGATGATTCAAGTATATTACAATATGGATATAAATCAGGGTATAAAAGTTTTAGAAATGTTTTAGCTGATTTTATTACTAAAAATTTACCAAGTGAGTTTAAAATTAGTGTTAGTCCAGACCAATTATTTATTACTAATGGCGTAACCGGAGCTTTAAATTTAGTATGTTCTACTTTTGGTAAGAATAAAAAAAGAGGAACTATTATGATTGTTGAAGATCCAAGTTATTTCTTAGCCCTTAATATCTTTAAAGAATTTGGATTTGTAATAGAAACAGTAAAAATTGACGAAACATATCATAGACAAGTTGAAAAAATTATTTGTAAATATGGATTAGATGATTGGAATATTTTTTTATATACCATCCCAACATACCAAAATCCAACTAATATAACAATGAGTGATAAGATGAGAACTAAGATTTCAGCACTTACAATTCAATACAAAGGATTTATTATTATTGCTGATGAAGTATATCAATTCTTATATTTTAATACTCTTAATAAACCACCTAAACCACTTTTTTATTATGGTGGTAATATTATATCCATTGGTTCATTTTCTAAAATATTAAGCCCTTCTCTTAGATTAGGTTGGATTCAAACAACCGCGAAATTATATAAAATACTTGATGATAGTGGAATTATGGAAAGTGGAGGAGCCTTAAATGCGATTAGTTCTCGTATTGTTGAACCATTATTAGTTGGAGAAGGATTAAATAATTATTTAGAATCAACAAGAATTTTCTTAAGCACTCGTGGTAATTATATGTATGATATGTCTGTTATTTATTTAAATCCATATTGCGAATTTTATAGACCAGAAGGTGGTTATTTTATTTGGTATAAAATGAAGAATTCTAAAATTGATACTAAATTAATGTTAGATTATGCGATTAAAAATAAAGTAAGATATCATTTTGGATCTAAATTTTCTTCTGCTGTTGATGCGAATAGATATTTCAGATTAAGTTTCTCTTGGTATAATACAGATGATATTAAAACAGGTATTATGAGATTAAGAGATACTATTATTGAATTTATTCATAAGACAAATATTCATTAACTTATCTTTCAAATCAAATAAAAATTAAAATAAAAATTGACGACGAGGCAAGCTCCTGTAATTTTTATTTTATAATTTATAATTTAAAAAAATTATTAATTATAAAATAAAAAATTGATTATTATATATTTAAAAATAAATATATAATAAATATATAAATGTCTGATGAAGATGATCATTATTTAAATGAAGAAGATTTTTTAGATCAATCTGATAATGAAACAATTGAACAAAAATCAGGATTAAAAAGAAATACCATTGATAAATTTTACACAAAATCAAATATTGTTCAATCATGTGTTGAACATATTAAAGAACATTTAAATATTAATAAAAATGATCTTATTATTGAACCAAGTGCTGGTAATGGAAGTTTTATATCAAGTATAAAAACATTATCTAATAAATATTCATTTTATGATATTAAACCTGAAAATAATGAAATTTTAAAACAAGATTTTTTAGAATTAAAATATTCTAATATAAAAATTGGAGATAATAAAATACATATAATAGGTAATCCACCTTTTGGAAGACAATCTTCTCTTGCTATTAAATTTATTAAATATTCTTGTTTATTCTGTAATAGCATATCATTTATTTTACCAAAAAGTTTTAAGAAAGACAGTCTAAAAAAAACATTCCCTTTAAATTTTCATCTCTTATTTGAAATTGATTTACCTGATAATTCATTTTTAATGAATGGAAAAGATTCGGATGTTCCATGTGTTTTTCAAATATGGGAAAAGAAAAATGTTTTTAGAGCTTTGCCTGCTATATTAGATCCGATTGGTTTTAACTTTGTTCAAAAAAATAATTCACCTCATATATCTGTTCGTCGTGTGGGTGTAAATGCTGGAACAATTGATAAAAATAGTAGTTTAAAAAGTGAACAATCACACTATTTTATTACATTTACTGGAAATAAATCATTAGATACAAATCTGAATAAATTAAAAGGATTAAAATTTGATTTTAATAATACAGTCGGACCTAAATCAATCTCTAAGCAAGAATTAATTAAACAATTTAATGAATTACTTAAAAATTAAATTTATTTATAACATCTTTAAGACCATTAAGATAACATAAAGTATTATTATTAAATCCAGTTTCAAATAATTTATATTCTTTATTTAATACTGATGTAATTTTAATATCATTCGCAACAACACATAATAATTTGACAGTATTTGAATTATATGAACAATTTTGAATATATTTTGATCCACGATTTGTTTGTTGCCCACCACCCCATAATGATAATTGATTCATTCCAATAATAATTTTTTTAGTTTTTTTATTATATATATACCAATCTGGTATTTCATCTGTTAGAAATTCTTTATGTTTAGTTTCAAACTGAATATCATATATATCTGTATCTAATTTAAGATTTGTGATATAATCTTTAATAATATTATTAAATTTATTACCACGAATAACACCTTTTGTTCCAGGAGGTATAAGTTTTAATAAATAATCCTTAATAATATTATTTATTTTTTCATTATCTATCTCATTTTTTTCTAAAACTTCTTTTAAATTTTCAATTGATCTTTTAACAGATTCTGATTTCATATATTCATTCATTAAATTTTCATCTGTTAGTTTTTTTAATGTTTCACTACATATTTCTTTATTTATACGATCATTTATTTCTTTTAATTTCTTATCATTTATACTCGTATCTTTTTTTGTTGTTTTTTTCATTTAATTATACTATATTATTATTAAAATTAATAATAATATAAATCAATTTTTTAATCTAAGCGTCCTGAATGTCCTTGAGGAACTGGACGTTTAACTCGTGTCCTGATGGATTTTCCTCTGTTTCTGGCTTGGGTGGGCCAAGGTCATACAAAAATGACTTGAAATTGCTGCCCTGCGCGGACATCTGTCTCTTGAACCTCTCCAAGAACTCACAAGGAAGCTTCTCGTCATTGGTGTTCCAGGAGATGTAAATCTTAAGGTCTGGATTGCCGACAAGAGTTGAGCCATTGCTGTTTGTGCCGGGGCAGCAAATAAACAGTTTCTTGACTTCAAGGTTCATGCCAGCAATGTGACACGACACACCACCACCCGCTGATTTGCCGAGAATTGCAAAATTCTTCAAGTTCAAGTCAGGAGAGCTGATGCACTTGTTCATGAGCTTTGCCAACTCAATGCGATACTCCTCGTTCTTTGCGAACTGCTGCTCTTCAGTGAGTGTAGGGTCAACTACTGAAGTATCCTTCTTGATCTTCTCTCCCCAGTTGATCATGTGAATGACACTGTATTTGTTCTCAAGAAACTCAAAGCCCTCCGCAATCTTCCCGAGCATGGTCTTAAAAGACTTAAAGCTGTAGCCAGGAAATACGAGGAGAGGCATTCCGTCGGGGTTTTTGAGCGAGATGGTTATGAGGTTAATCTCGCCAAACTTCTCCTCAATCTTAGGGTGCACAAAAGCCTGAATGTTGATGTCTGAGACAAGTGCTGGAAAAAGATCCTGAATGACTGCTGCGATCTGGTTCATCTGCACTGAGGGCATCTTCTCAGTTGAGATTTGTTCTGAATACATATATAAAGTATGAATAGATAATAAAAAAAAAATCAATTTTTTCTAATATATTTCATTTATGAAATATATTAGAAAAGATTGCAGGTAAGTCGTCAATTTTTTCTAATATATTTCATTTATGAAATATTATAAATAAAGATAGTTGGTTTACCGAAGTGTAATTAAATGTTTTAATATCTGAACCGAATTATATGCTGCTCCTTTTAACAATTGATCACCAGATATGAAAAAATTCCAACTCTTATAGTTAAACATTTCATCCTCATTTAATTCAGGTCTAATTCTTCCAACATATATATCTGTCTTATTACTTGTTTCAACAGGCTCTGGGAATGAATTCTGAAAATGATTTTCTTCTATTCTTAGACCAGGAA